CTAGTCATTATTTATCATCCTTTCCATAAAATTATTAAACTTGGTTTGAATTTTTATCATGTCTTGCTTTGCGTTGGCTTCTTCTGTTTGAGCTGCTTCGATAAAAGTATCTTGACATAGACGCAATAAGTTACTTGTAAGAGTGATAATAATTCCACCGACTGCCCAGTTTAACTCCTTTTGAGCATGTCCTAAATCCATTAAAGTGGTTTTAATGTTCTGCAAAGTGGCTATAGAATAATCTAATGCGCCTACAATAGTTCGTTGTTGATTCATTGCGCTATTACTCCTTTTTTTAATCGTTCCTTGTATGCCTCTAAATCAATTACACACCTACGCAGTTCGCATACTTGTGAGTCAATAATATCAATAGGGGATATCCAGTTTTGCCCTAAAGCAGATGCTCGTTTATTGATTTCTATTCGAAAATTCATTAAAAATTGAGCAATAGTAGCCTTAATGCTGCCGGAAATATCACAGGTGCTATTTTGCGTAGTTCGTAGAAACTCTGCTATGCACTCATGATTTTTTAAATCAAAATCCTTGTAATCCATTCTATTTAATCCCCTTAAATAGCTTGTTCGTTAGCCCTTTGCAATCTTAACCAGGTTTAAGTATGGCTAAATTGCGTTCACCTCTTTCTATACCACCCATGTAACCAAGGTCAAGCCCCGCATGATGGGCATACGATTCTTGGCTATAGCTTTGAATCGAGCGCATCATGCGGATATTACTACCTAATGTTTTAGTATCTCCTCTGTTTTAATGCCTAATTTTAAGCCTTTGCAATACCACTCATAAACCAAGCATGTCATTTTATATAGAAATTTATCCGGCTGATCACCATAGAACGCCATAATATGCGCAACGGCTTTTTCAATTTCTTTCTCTATATTATTAGATTTCATATTGCACAGCCCTCTTTAACCAATAACTCATATGCAAGCGCGGCATTTTCCAAGAATTCGTCACATTCTTCTAATGTCCACCCATAGTTAGCTTGATAATCAAGCATTGTTGTGTCACGTTCTTTGCGTGCTAACCATGCTAGAACTTCTAAGTCCCTATTGGTTGAGTTGTAGAGCATGTTTTGTATTGCTGTATCTAATTTCATTGGATTGTCCTCCATTGTGTTTAAATTTGAACTATTAAGTTTTTCTTAATAGTTCAGTTATCCGGTTTTACCGGAATACTTAAAATTCTTTGCTAAATTCAGGTATTAACTCGTCAACTGCATCACACGCTAATTGATAGAATTCACCCGATAGAAACTCATGGACTGAAGCAGTAATGATGTCCCAAACATTAGGGTTTTTAGGTAAAATTCCCTCATCATCTACAGTTGCAAAGTTTGTATTTTCAGCCAGTAGTTTAGCCATATCGCTGTAATAAATTGGCAATTCCCCGTCAATAATTTCAAAGCGTGAATCTTCTAAACTGTCTATCACTTCGTCTCTTGTCATGTCTTTAAGCTCATCATTTGAAATATGCCATTCAAGCCGCTCTTTGATTGAACTATAAAGGTTATTTAATAACTCTCTTTTGCTACTTCTACTCATTTGGATTGTCCTCCAGTTACAGATTAAAAGTTAAACCTAGGTTTAACTTGAAAGGGATTTTATTCAACCTAGGTTTAACTGTCAACATGTAAATATAACTTTTGCGACAATTATTTTAAATTTGATGTGTAAGCGGTTATAGTAGGGGGTAAACTAACTAAGGATGGTACATAATGGATAAAATAAGATGTCCTAATTGCAGGGGAATGAAACAGGTTGCTAAGCTTGGCGGAATGATGGGCGATTGTAATTTGTGTTTAGGTACAGGAAGCGTTACAGAAAAGTCAAAGCCCACTATTGTTGAAGCTGTCGAACCTATTAATGATGTTGTAAAACGTGTGGCTGATTGCGTGCCAACTACTACACTTGAATTAAAGGAAAATGAAGGCTTACCCACTGATAAACAGCTTGCAGAAATACAAGCTATTCAAGCTGGGAAGGAAACACAAACCAAGGTTGATCCTAAGAGGGCGATTTATAAGCGCAAAAAAGCTTAAAATCATTTAGAGCAAAGGAGTGCTTAAAATGGTAATGCATAATACACACCAACCAACAGACGAATTAAGGCAGCGGGTTAGTGATTTGGTTATGGCTGGTACACCAATTCATATCATATGTGAAATTCTTGATATGACAGATAATACATTGAATAAGTATTACGCCAAGGAACTCAAAACAGCCAAATCTATTGCTATTGAGCGTATTGCTAAAACCGTATATCAACAAGCCATTGGCGGTGATGGTAAGGCACAAGCTTTATACTTAAAGACTCAAGGAGCAAGTCAAGGATGGGTTGAAAAGCAAATTGTTGAGAATGTTGGCAATGATGATACCCAAGCTCTTAAAGAGAAAATTAAGGAGCTTGAGCAACTACATGAGAAAGATTATTAAACGCTGTATGATAGATATATTAATGAGTCTTTGCCGTGTCTAGTAAGTGATTTGGCGAGTATGTCCTTCAAGTAATTTATATACAGAGGCACGAGATATTTTTAGTTCTTTTGCTATATGGGTTATATTCAATCCTTGGTCACATAGGACAATGGCTTGCGGCTTAAGGTTAGGATCAAGAGGTTGTTTACCAAATGGCTTACCGCTTCTTGTACCTTTCTTTTTAGCTTGCGTTATTCCTTCGCGCTGACGTTCTCTACTCATTGCACGTTCTAATTGCGCTATTGAGGCAAATAGCTGTAGTTGGAAGGTTTGAAAGTGGTTATTCTCATTAGTACTAAACTCTAAGCGTGGCGAATAGATAATGATAGAGGCTTCAGCTTTTAATACTTGCTCAACTATTTCTAATAAGTCACGCATTGAACGAGACAATCTATCAACTGCATGAACGTGCAGCGTATCGCCTTTGCGTAGTGCATCTAAGCAACGTTTAAGCTCTGGCCTATCCTTAGTTGCTCCGCTTGCGTGCTCTTCATATACGCGGTCTAATTCAATGCCTACGAGCTGTCTAGCTGTCGTTTGATCTTGAGTGCTTACCCTCTTGTAACCTATGTGCATAAATTGTACTCCATTGTTAGCAAAGCATGGAATATACAGTACGTTTGCAACAAGTGTCAATTAAAGTTATTTAATGCTCATTGCAACGATATTGATGATAGTGTCGCATTGAGTGTATGTAGAATAGTGGTTATGCAACACAAAAAATAATTAAAATAAATAGTGATTGTTCAACCTAGGTTTAATAGCATGGCGATCAAATAGATGTGATGACCTTGCAGTCATCCAATGCCATGCCTTCTCGCTTGCCCATGGGTAGGAGAGGGGTACTGTCATAGCGTTTGAAGGGGGTATGCCCCGCAGCGAGGCACTCCCTGTTGAGTAGCGGAGGCTCCACTTCCTCCACAACCAGAGCACTTCCCTAACTCCTGTATAATTTTCCAACAATTTCCAAAAAGGAAACAATTCACCATATTGTTGCTTTCAACATAATGGTCTACCCTATACCCCATATAATTTTCTGGGGAAATTTTATTTTCGCCTACCTATAGTGATCCTCTTGTTAATCTTCTATAATTACGGGGTAGGAGGACAACTAATGAGCACTAAAACCATACATTTAACTAAATTTAATCAAGAATCTTTATCTCCCAGAGAGTTTATAAACTTAAAGGCAGGAGATAAGGCTAATATTTCCTATACAGAGGTTGTACCTCCACGTCTTGGCCAAAAAGACTTTGGTAAAATAAAAGTCCACTATAAAAGGCCAGTATATAAATAATGATTGATTCAGAATCTAAGAATAATAAAAGTCAATTAGCTTTAACTCCCGCTATAGTCGAAAGAATTGTTAGTAATCAAACTAAAGATTTAGAGCTTAGAGAGAAAGAAATTGAGCAAGCTAAGCTCACTCAATCAAATGACCATGAATTTGCATTAGCATCTTTGCAAGCTCAAATTCAAGATAGAGCAGATGAGCGCAAGCATGAGGCCAATAACACCAAATATTACCTGGGCTTTGCCATGCTAATAATAGCAGGTTTATTTGGACTGTTTGCTTTAGCCATTTCAAAAGGTAAAGACCAAATTGTAATGGAAATTCTAAAAGTTATTACGTATGTAGGAGCAGGGGCTTTGGGTGGCTACACCTGGGGGGCTAGGAGCAAAAAAACCACTAATTCAGATAACGAATGAACTCCCTATGTAGAAATGTACTAATTGCTGTGAGCCTTTTATTTGTGTTGTCAGCTTTTACCGAATTAGCATCGCCTCATAATAGAATTTTTGAGAGCAGCAAAATAATACTACCACCTTTAGCTACTTTGGTTATTGGGTATTATTTTGGGCAAATGAATAAGGTTAAAAAATGACTCGCACAGTTGAAATTATAGAAACAAAAGCTTACAGAAACACTGGATATGACATAATTTACGATGGAAAACAGTATTGCATCATGCGTTCCAACTCAATGGGAACTCCTGAGTTCATGACCTACCACGATACCCTTGATGAAGCCACAATGGCCAGGCAAAATAAAAGCTAAGGTTTCTTAGGGTGCTAATTATGTGGCATCGATTCAATCTTTTAGTCATTGAGCCTACATTAGAAGGGCGTATTGTTTTAAGAAGTCATTTAGAGAAACTGAATTACTCAGTAGATTTTGCTTGGGATATTGAATCAACATTAACGCAAACAGACACTAAGTTTTATGACTTTATCTTAATTGATGAAAAGTTAGATACTCAAATTAGCTGCTCAAAGCTTATAGACAGTTTACACAGGAAATCAAAACTCAATCAAGAAACACCCATAGTATTTCTGTATTCATCTTCTAATTTGGAACAACCCAAAAGTGAACAATGCCACAGCTTTCGCAGACCAGTGACGGGTAATGACGTATTAGAGTTAATGGAATTTTTATTAAAGTTAAAACTGCTTTCCGCATAGTAGCGGAATTATGATGGAACGCTAGGTTGCTAGGACAGTGTATAGGTAACTGTAACTACCGTGAAATAATCTTAAGTTCAGTCATGGTGCGACCATCATTCCAGAGGAAGATGCTACTAAATTGGTTTATGGGGCTTGACACTGATGTTATTACTGATTCTTAATTGAATATCTCATCTACCTAGAGTAGAAGGAGTTAAGCAACGGTTCTGCCCGCGCTTCCTATAGCCTCCGTTTTTCACATGGAGGCTATACATTAATCGTTTGAAGGCATAATTGGTTTGTCTCTTGCGGTTTTATGGCGCTCACGATGAAGGGTATTAATGTATCTATTAGTCGTATTGATTGATTCATGACCAGCATCGTCACGGACATGGTTCAGCGGTCTTCTCTTAACATCTTCTGAAATCGCCGTATGTCTTAGCCAGTGCACTGTAACCTCCCTTAAACCATCAGATTCATCAGGATGTGATACGGCTAATATTTCAGATGCCTTATTGAAGCAGGTTTGTAATATTCGCCTAACTACCTCAGTAGCAGTAACCGCTCCATAATCACGAAGTTTAGGGATTAGTGGTCGAGTATCAGCTGGCGTTGGCAATGGACTTAACTTTAAGAAAGTACGCCATCTCGTCAGGCTAGCAAGTACTGCTTCACTAACTGCAATTTGACGCTCTTTGTTCCCTTTACCTACAGTAGTAAACCACCAATTTCCTTCAGTATCTTTTGTAAAATGGTTCATACTAGGTATCCATCGTTCGCTGGCTGTTACCTCAGAGATACGCAAATATAGGCCAAAAAATAGACTTAGCATAAATCGTGTGCGTTCTTTCCATGTATCACTTTTGCCATCGATCAGATCAATAGAATCCAATATGGTCTGCCACTGCATAGTGGTTAATCTTCTATTTTGCCTAACATGCTGATGCTTGCGAAAATATTTGCTCTTTTGTCGAATTAAAGAAATTGGATTTGAGGTTATGTATCGCTCAGAGATTAAAAAATTGAAGAAAGTACTGAGTATAGCAAATGTTTCTTGAAGAGAGCCTTGAGACATTTTGTAGTCGGATGCTTTAGGCATATTGCCTTCAAGACGCATGGCATGGACTTGTGCTTTAGGCAGTGTTACAACGAAAGGTTTCCAGTCTGGATTTGGGGTGCGAATGCCATTTTTACTCGTAAACCGTATGACTTTTTTTAATCCAATCCAACCTATAGGAGGGTGCTGGCAAAATTTAACAAATTGGTCTATATCATCTCTGGTAAGTTCGATTAGAGAGGTCTGTTTATGAGCACACCACTGCAATAATCGCTCCACTTCCCTGCGATAGCTGTTAAAAGTGCCTATACTTTCAGTATAGCAACGCAGAAAACTTAACGCATAAGTGAAGTCATCTAGGTTTGCGTGGTCAGGCAAGACAACGTTTCTGGCATTTGTACTCAAGTAATTGATGTTATCAAATAAAGGCAACATAGATCGCTCCTGAAAAAAGCATCCTTGCCTGTTTTTTAAAAACCGCAATTATGCAACCTTTAGTTGTATAGTGTCAAATATTTTGTTCACCCACGCTAATTAATATACAATTAAGTATGGGAGACGTATTATGAATATTAATGAGGCCATTCAACATTTTGGCAGCGGTTATGAATTATGTAAAAAACTTGGCATTAAGTCACAAAATTTTTATAAGTGGAAAAAAGCTAACTGGATTCCACTTAAACAACAACATAAAATCAATGAATTAGTCGGAGGAATTCTACCAATTGATATAGATAAAGATGCCTTGAATAAGCGACTGAACTCTGCTTAATCAAATTAATTGAAGAGGATCGCTTCTTTCTATTGCTTACCTCCCCTAGAGATACCGATTCTGATAAATCACATGGCATAATGTTAATTGTTTTGAAAAAATAGCTGAAAAATATGCTAAATTTGGGGAATTTGTTTATGTTGAAGGAGGGGGTAGTAATAAGAAAGTTGAGCATGAAAATATCTAGATCAATAGCGTTACTCTATAACTCCTAGTGAAGCAAAACATACACCTTATAATAAATCAAAGCAACATATAATTGATGCCTATTTTATAATACATTTTAAGTTTTAATTTAGAGTTTTCTTTTAGATTATTTAATTCACACTTTTATCAAATTTATCAAAAGAAAACCCTCATTCTTCTAATTGGGGGTATTAAATAAAGCTAGGCTTCTACCGTACTATGCTGAGTTTCAGAAAGAAGGGGAAATTGCTGTGGTTTTAATTGTTTTCTATTTTTAAATTTTACCGCAACGGCGTGTAGTAAATCAGGCCATTTTGGTAGCACAAAACGCTTGTGCGTCTCATCCATAGCAAAATTTCGCCTGCTTGGGTAAACTTCAAAATGACAACCTAACTCAGGCCATAAGGTCATTGCTGTACATTCTTCAATTAAGTAGTCGAAACATAATGTGTAACCTCTTTCTAAATCAAAATTGGTTTTATTGAGTAATCGACTATAATATCTTTTGAGAAATTCTTGAATTGTGTCGTCAAATATGAATTTAAAAGCAGAATCATTTTCTATTTCATCTTTAATTAATTTTTGATTAATTAAATAATTTGAGTGGTTTAGCCATTTATCCCAACGTATAATATTAGCTAGGTTAGATAAGTTAGAAAAGTATTTCTTATTACGTTCTAACCACCTGTCTCCCTCATCTAAAGCAATTTGATATACATCATTTGGGCTTTCTGTTCTATCTAACACCATAGTATGTCTTTGTAGAGTATCATCAATCAGCATGATACATGAATCAAAAGAGTTATTGACTAATTCTATAGTGGTTTCAAATTTTTCATTTTCGTGCACTTCTTGGCCAACGCTGATTGTCAACAAGCATTGAGATTGATTAAATTTTGATTTACTTGATTCGTCAATATATCGATATACTGCTTTAATACTTGGCATCACACCCTCACTAATAAGTTATTTAAACGATAGCTAGACGATTAAAGCAAAAAATTTGCTTTAACACCCGTTAATGATATTTAGGAACAGGATTTAGGTCTGTCTATCTCCTTTCCTTAGGAGAGAAACGATTATATTAATGAACTTGCAACCTTCAAAAGTCTCAGTATTTTTTAATATAATCACTGCTATTTTACGAGGTAACCGAAGTTACTTATTGAATTTCAAGCATGATTTTAATTCATAATCAAATGATGTTCAAGTTAGTAAAAGAAGCTATGAAATACAAATAGATTACTTTTTATTAGAAATAGTTTCTATAAAACGCAACACCTCTAATTTTTTGCCAGAATTTAATGCAAAAAATAATTTGATTATTTCTGCTAGCTCATCTTCTTCTGCATAAAAATAAGATGGTGGAATTAACAAAACATCAGCAATCCGTTTTAAGGTATGGTAATCTGGAGTGTGTCTACCCATTTCATAATGATTGAGCCGTGCGCTTGCTGAAAATTCATCTACTCCGGCTGCTATCCCTAATTTTTTTTGGGAAAGTTTTGCGGATAACCTAGCTTCTTTTAACCTTTTAGGAATAGGAGACTCCATATTTTCCTGAAAATATAATTGTAAGCTTAGAGAATCTAAGTTTTTTGTGTCTTGCGATACTTAGGAATCCTATATATGATCTCTGGAAAACATTTTAAGTGTCTTAAGTGTTCAATTAATATTCAAATATAGACAAGAAGAGGCTTTCGATGTATATACCCCATATTTGTGTTTGTTATTTATTTAAGCAAGAAAGGATGGTTTATGGACGTTATTTTACAGGGAGCTATTAATTTAGTTTTCAGTGTAGCACTTTTTATCAATGCGCTTCTTTTTATTCCACAAGCCATAAAAATCTTTAAGGAAAAATCCGCTTTAGGCCTTTCTATGTGGACTTTCACAGGATTTTTATTAACGCAATTAGCTGCTATTTTATATGGAGTTATCCATGGTGATGCAGTATTAACTATAGGATATTTGCTCAGTTTAATAACATGCGGAATAGTGGTTGCTTTAGCGTTAATTTATAAAACGTCTCAAGCTGTTATTTCCTTCGAAGAAATTCTTAAACAATTACCTAGCCAGGTTTACTGGAAAGATACAACAGGGCGATATATTTGGCGCAATGATGCTAGTCTTAAGTATTTTGGTCTAGCGAATAATGGAGAAAGTAGAAATAAAACTGATGAGCAATTATTTTCAGAAAATATCGCAGCTACTATTCGTGAAGTTGATAATGAAGTATTAAAAGGAGCGATAAAAATTACTGAAGAGCCATTGTTATCAGCTCTTGGAATTGAAAAATCGTATCTTACTTATCGAATCCCTTTGAAAAATAAGGGCAGTGAAATTGTAGGATTATTAGGTATTTCTTTTGATGTTACAGAATTTAAAAAAGTCTTTATGCAACAGCTTCATACATTGGAGCATATTATAGCCATGATGCCTGGCAACGTATATTGGGTAAATAAGGAAAATGTTTATCAGGGGTGTAACGATAATCAAGCAAAATTATCAGGACTTATTTCTCGAAAAGAAATCATTGGCAAACGAAATGTGGATCTACCGTGGAATTTGAAAGCTGGTGCCTTACCTAATGAGTTAGATGCTATCAATACAAATGTAATGGAAACCGGCGAAGTAATTGTGGTAGAAGAGCCAGCCACTTTGTCAGATGGATCTCAACTCATGTACCTCTCGACAAAAGCTCCGATACGTAATGAAAAGGAAGATATTATTGGAATGGTTGGTATTTCAGTGGATATTACTGACCGTAAGGAAATGGAAATTAATCTTAGAGAGGCTATGATAGCTGCGCAAGCTGCCAGTCGTGCAAAATCTGAGTTCATAGCAAATATTAGCCATGATTTGCGCACTCCTTTAACAGGAGTAGTGACAATGGCAGATGATTTAAAAGATAGATTAATAGGATTAGGGGGCGAGCAAGAAGCAAAATGGTTACATAATAGCGGTGTACAATTATTAGAATTTTGCAACAACATCTTAGACTCTGTTTCTGCTGACAATTATACCGAACAGGATCTCAAAGAAGAATGCTTTGATTTACGCCAACTAATCCAGGCTGTGGGCAATCTTGAAATGCCAATGATTAAATCAAAAGGGCTTAACTTTATTTCTAATGTTGACCCTAACTCTCCTTCTTATATAGTCAAAGATGAAGCCAAGCTATACCGAATTTTGCTTAACCTATTAGGAAATGCCATTAAGTTTACAGAGAATGGCAATGTAAGTATTGATGTTAATTTAATCGAGCAAGATGATAACAATGTTACGCTAAAATTCTGCGTAACCGATACAGGGATTGGTATAAAATCTGAACTACAAGATCAGATATTTGATCGTTTCTTTCGAGCCGATCCCTCTTATAAAGGAGTTTATAAAGGAAATGGCCTGGGTTTATATATTGCGCAGAAATATGTTCAACTATTAGGAGGAGAGCGTATTTACTTAGAAAGTGAAGAAGGTAAAGGTTCCCGTTTCTTCTTCGCGTTATCTTTTAAGCTAGGTGAGCAGAAAGATGCTGTCCAAATTGTGTCTGAGCAAGATCAAAGACCTCAACAAGTAGGCCAAATCTCTTCGAATGTGCCAAAAACTTCTCAATCTATTGAGGATAGTACTCTCTCGGATGATACTCCTTTACTATTGCTGATTGAAGATAATAAACCGGCATTATTAGGTCTTCAATCAATGGTAAAAAGAGCAGGTTGTCGATTTAAATCGGCAGAGGATGGAGAGAAAGCTGTGGAGCTTGCTAAAACTCATCATTTTGACTTGATCATTAGCGATATAGGCTTACCAGGTATCTCAGGAATCGAAGCAACCAAAGCGATTCGTGCTTGGGAAAATGAAAATCATAAAGAGAAAGTCCCTATTGTTGCTTTAACAGGACATGCGGCTCAGATGGCTGAACCAGAGTGTTTACAAGCAGGGATGGACAAAGTATTAACTAAGCCTGCTACCTTTGATCAGATTAAAAACCTAATTCAGGAATTTATTTCAAATAATGAGAAGGTTGACTCTAAAAATACCCAGCAAGAACCATCACTACCACCTCAGACTGGCTTAGGCCGGGATTTACCTGATACTGAAGAAGAACTCTTCATGTTAGATCAATATCCTTATTTTAGTATGAAAGTAGTGACAGAAATTTATGGTGAAAATTGTCATAAGTTGGTTGAGGAGTCTTTAAACTCCATGTCTGATCTAATCCCTAAGGATAAAGAAGAGATTAAAGAGGCCTTTTTAGCTAAAAATTGGGATCGTGTTGAAGAATTAGCCCATAGGATGAAGGGAGGCGCTGCTTATGCTGGAACAGTCCGCATGAAATATGCTTGCCAATACTTGGAACGTTACCGTAAAGCTGGGCACTCAAAATCATTAGAGAAATTGTATTATCAATTAATACAAGTCGTCGATGAAACAAAAAATTACATTGATAAGTGGTTAAAGATGAACAGAGAAGTTTAATAAAAACCATCTATATTAAAAAGCAATTAGCAAGCATCCAGCCTACTAAGGCTTTACTTTCAGATAAATTATGCCTACTGTCGGTTAATTTAATAGTAGAATGCTAGATTTCACAGGTACAGTTCCCTTAATCTACTATTATCTTAAGGAGGATTCTATGTCTGAGATCTTCGTTTTCGGTAGCAATTTACTCGGAATTCATAAAAAGGGTGCAGCATTCCATGCTCTAAAACATTACGGAGCAATTTTAGGACAAGGTGTTGGCCTTCAAGGGAACTTTTACGCAATACCTACGAAGGAAACACCAGCCCGCTCACTGGATTTAGTTCAAATTAATAAATTCGTAGCCGATTTCCTCAATTTTGCTTACTACACTCCAGAACACACATTCTTAGTGACTCAAATTGGATGTGGTCTTGCAGGTTGGCATCCTAATCAAATTGCACCAATGTTTCGACTGGTTAAATGGATGGGGAATGTAAAAATTACTCAGGAGTTCGCTAATTTCATCGAAAATTCTTCCGATTTTCCACACATAATTACTACATTTAGTATTTAAAAATATAATTTAACACAATATATAGTGTTTTGTACTTAATCTGTGCTATTTTAGCTTTGATATCTTCATTAAGGCTCGCATGATGCGACTTTGGCAAAGGATTGCCCCTTCATGGATAAAGCAACACAGGTTAAGCTTGAGAACGCGGAACTTGCTGCCAAGCTGAAGGGCAGTTTATTGCTCTTCATTCAAGCATTCTTTCCAATACTAACTGGACGAGAATTTATTATTTCTCGTCCGAACGGTAGAGAGAGTCATTTCATTACGATATGCAGGGCGTTAACTAAATGTACACGTCTTGAATCACTACGCCTTTTAATTAATGTTCCCCCTGGTCATGGTAAGTCTGTCATAGTCAGCTTTTGGATAGCCTGGTGCTATGCGAAGTGGGTCGATTGTAACTTTCTGTACATATCTTTTGCTAAATCATTAGCCTCAACTCATACCGATACTGTAAGACGTTTGATGTCATTGACGCAGTACAAGACATTATTTGGAGTTCAATTACGTGAAGACTCTCAAGCAAAAGATGCCTTTACTACTGAAGCAGGAGGGACTGTTGCAGCGTTTGGTTCTGCTGGTGCTATTACTGGTCGTAACGCTGGGCTGCCAGGTCTGGATAGATTCTCTGGTGCAGTGGTTATTGACGACTCACATAAACCAGACGAAGTACACTCCGATGTAATACGTGAAAGTGTTATTACTAATTTCCGTGAAACCATCCAACAGCGACCACGAGGAATAAATGTTCCTATAGTCTTTATTGGCCAGAGGTTACACGAGCAAGACTTACCTGCTTATTTCCTTGCAGGTGAGGATGGCTATGACTGGGATAAGGTCATACTGAAGTCACTTGATGACGCAGGAAACGCACTTTATCCCGAAGCCTTTCCTTTAGATATGCTCCTAATTCGTCAAGAAAAAGACCGTTATGTCTTTGCCGCCCAACATCAGCAAGATCCTCAACCAGCTGGTGGTGGTCTATTTATGCCTGAAGATTTTCCTCTTTTGGCTGATGAGCCTGAATATCTAATTACATTCATCACTGCTGATACAGCCGAAACTGAAGACCCTCGAAATGATGCCTCTGTATTCTCATTCTGGGGTATGTACGACATTAAAACTCAAAGTAGAAAAACTGGAGTGATGGGCTTGCATTGGATTGCTTGCCGTGAACTTCGTGTTGAGCCTAAGCATCTTGAGGGTGAGTTCTTAGATTTTTGGCAAGATTGTGCACGTCATCCCATGCCTCCTTTAGTTGCATTTATCGAGAAAAAATCGACTGGGGTTACTCTTTTGTCAGTATTGAAGGGCATGAGAGGGCTAAAAGTACGTGAAATTGAGCGTACACGTAAGTCCGGTTCTAAGTCTCAACGCTTTATTGATATTCAACCTTACATAGCCAGTAAACAAGTTTCTCTTCCTGCGCATGGCGTACATACGGATATGTGCGTTACGCATATGAAGAAGATTACGAACAATGATTCCCACGCACACGATGACATCGCTGACACCTGCTCAGATGCAGTAAGAATTGCCCTAATGGATAAATTATTACACATCCATACGCACAAGGAAGCATTGTTCAAGAGCACCACCAAGGAGGCAGCTGGTCGCTTAAGTCGTATCGCTGCGCTGAAAAAGAAAGCCTATGAGAAAAGGACTTGACCATGGCCGTTATTGCAAGAAAGCACACAACCCAGCTGGATAAAATTAAAAACTCTGTAGAGCAAGCCTACACGTACTTCCGGCCAAATTATCAACGCTATCACGAATTTATGCGATTCGTTTATAAGTCAACGCTGACTGAAGACGACATTGCAGTACTCAGTACATTAGGTAGACCTCAAATTGAATTCAATATGATGGAAGCCTACATCTCGCGTCTCCGTGGGGAATTCTCACGTATGGAGCCTGGTTTTGTGGTTCGCGCCCAAGACGGCTTTGACCTGGTTGACCCCAAATTAATTGATGTTCTTGAAGCCCATTTTAGGGCAATCCTTAATGACTCTGATAATGATGGATTTAGCTATGATGTTTATACTGATCTGCTGGTGGGTGGCTTTTCTGTGGTCGAGGTATATACAGATTATCTCAATGAAATGTCCATGGATCAAAAGATTTTTGCCCAGCGTGTTTTTGATCCAACCTTATGTGGATTTGATCCTCTGGCTCGTAAATCACATAAAGGTGACGGCAACTTCTGCTTCCAATTATTTCCACGGGAAGCTGAAGACGTAGAGCGAGAGTATGGATCTGATGCATTAAAGGGATTGAAATACGCAAGGAGCTTTTCAGGATTTAATTGGTCATACCGTGCAGCCCGTAAAGATATTGTACTTATCTGTGACTATTACAAGAAAGAGTACAAGAAGGAAAAAATTACCAAACTGTCTAACGGTCGCGTAGTCAGTGTGAAAAATTATGAAAAGCTGGTCGATATGTGGAACCAGGCGGGATACATTGAACAGCCTCCTATCCCCATTGGAAGAATCCGTGAAACTACATTGGAAGAAATTGTTCGTTATCGATTTTCTGGTGCGGAATTAGTCGAGAAACCAGTTCCGACAAACTACAAAATGCTTCCGCTTATTTTCTTTGACGGAAACAGTGCTGTATTGCGCGATAATAACGATTCTACAGCAGAGCAAATGACACGCCCTTACATCTACAACGTGAAAGATGCGCAACGCTTGAAAAACTATGCAGGGCAATCTTTAGCTAATGAGCTTGAAAACACGGTTGAGCATAAGTTTATTGCATCTGTTGAATCTATCCCTGAAGACTACATTGATGCTTACATTGACGTACAAAAGCCTGGAACACTTCTTTATAACCAGTTTTATGAAGGCAATCCTGATGTTCAATTAACACCTCCACGCGAAGTAGTCCGCACTCCAATTCCTCCTCAAATCAGCGAGACATTCCAGATGTCAGACAATTTGATTCAAGGAATTCTCGGCTCATATGATGCAGCTTTAGGCATTCAGAATAATGAATTATCAGGGGTTGCAATCATGCAAGGTGCAATGCATTCAAACGCTGCTGCAATGCCCTACACGGTGGGCTTCATGAAGGGGTTGAATAGGGTGTGCCAGATCATTTTAGACCTCATACCGAAGTACTACGTAACTCCCCGTTCTCTACCCATTGTTCATCCAGATGGAAAACGTTCTTATCAAACCATTAATACCCAGGGTAGTCCATTTATGGACTATGACCCAATGAGTCTCGAAGTGAAGGTTGAAGCGGGTGTTAATTTCGCAGTACAGAAGCAAATTAGTCTTGAGACCATTATTCAATTAATGCAGACCTCAGAAGCCTTTGCTGCATTTATTAATACTAAGGGCTTGGGAATTCTTCTGGATAATATTGAAATTCGCGGCATTGATGGCTTACGGCAAGAAGCTGGTCAATTTATGCAAGAAACTGCTCAGAAGCAAGCTCAGATGGAGCAAATGGCTCAACAGCAAGCCGCACAACAAATTGATCCAAAACAATTACTCCAATTACAAGCTCAGGCTGAAATTATGAAGGCTCAGCAGAAAGAGAAAGCTTCTGAGCGTCAGGCGCAAGTTGACCTCATCAAGATTTCCACTGATGACGCAGTGAAGAACAAGCAAGCTGACATTGATTTCATTAAAGTCATGGCAGAAATCCAGGGAGCAGAAGTAGATCAGGCTATTAAACAAGAAAAACTTGATGCTGAAAATGCGAGAACTGCTGTGAATATGGCGGTAGATGTTAGTAAGCATCATCACGAAATAGCTCATTCAGATCGGGAACATGAACTCAATAAGAAGAAATTGAGCAAGGAAACTCAACGTGCGGAATAAACGTAGAGGAGGGTGCTGGTGCAGCTTGTGCCGTTTTAAAGGCCGTACCTCATGGTGGAAAATGGTTTTAAAAGAACGTGACATTCAAAAGGAGATAAAAAATGCCTCTAGTCAAAGGAAGGAAAGCGAAAACACGCAAAGGCTTCAGTGAGAATGTGAAGCGTGAAATGGAAGCAGGGAAGCCTCAAAAGCAAGCTGTAGCTATTGCTTATTCAGAAGCACGAGAAGGCAAAAAGAGGAGAAAGAAATAATGGCTGAGAAAAAGAAATGGATTCAAAAAGCAATCAAGCATCCAGGTGCTTTACATAAAGAACTTGGTGTTCCAAAAGGAAAAAAGATTCCAGAGAAGAAGCTTGAACAGGCTGCAAAAAAAGGTGGTAAAGAAGGCCGCCGAGCACGCTTAGCTGAAACGTTAAAAGGTATGAGAAAAAAGTAGGCACTAATTACTTGTTTAAGAGATGTTCCAAATGCGATAAAAGTTGCTATACTAATCTCGAATCACTATATGTTGTGGTACAAATAAAATATATACACAACATATAGATTTCCTGACTAGCCAGGATTAAAAGGATGCTAGGCCAAATACGCAGCTATGCGGCATAAATAGTCGGACTGCCACGGACGGCAGGTGATCACGGTCACACCGGAAACAGTGAGGTTTCAAATGGATGCAAAGGATATTGCAGAAGAATTGCAAGACTTGGTTGTGGAACCCGAAAACTCAGAAGAGTCGAAGGAATCACCTCCTGAAAAAATGCTTACTGCTTCCCAAGTGAACGAACTCGTTAAAAGGGCGAAACGCAAAGGAGAGCAGAAAATGCAGGAGCAACTAGATGCTACGAGAGCAGAACTCGAACAGCTGAAGGAGCAACAGGGACAGCAACAAGAGCCGCAACAGCAGCAACAAGCCCCACAAGGGATTGATCCTGCCCAGTTACAGCAACTTGTAGCTCAACAGATTGCTCAGCAGCAAGAAGAGACGCAGCGCAAGCAGCATGAAGAACAGCTTCATCAGGAAGTGAATCAGGTAGCGAAACAGTATTTTGGCAAAATGGCGCAAGGGACTAGTTTATACGATGACTTTGAAGCCGTTACCGCTGATTTCAACCCTGCCGAATTTCCACAATTAGTTTACTTGGCTAACGAATTGGATAATACCGCAGCAGTAATTTATGAGCTACGGAAAAATCCAGGTAAGTTAGCTCAACTAGCTACCTTGGTGAAAGAATCACCTGGGATAGCCAGGAGCGAATTGTCAAATCTTTCTCAATCAATTAAGAGAAACGATGAAGCAAAACGCAACTTGCAAGAACCTCAAGACCCCTTAAATCGTCTGAAGCCTTCGCCAGTGGGAACAGACAGTGGATCAAAGAGCGTAAGGGATTTTAAAAGTGCTTCTTTCTTAAGAGGCTAGGCATCCCGAATCTGGCCATGTCTGTTCCTGATGAATATGGATATTTATCGGAGAAGACGACATGGCCGTGCCAAATAACATTCTGCAACAGGTGCAGACCTATCAACGTTCAAACCTAGCCTACTTACAGAACTTAAACTGCTTCGTAGCTACTGCGAACACCAAATTTAAGAATTTTGAGAAACTGACTGCGAATCTTGGTGACACAGTGACGTTTGATTTACCACCACGCTTCACCACTGCTGCAAGCTTGGTTGCTACATTCCAATCTGCTGATCAGCGTGTTGAAAACTTGACCGTGGATAAAGCGATCAACGTTTCTTATGCATTCACAGCACAACAATTTATTTTTAACGTAGAAGACTACATGGAGCAGTTCGGTAAATCTGCTGTTATGGAAATGTCTGCTGAAATTGAATCCGACATTGCTCGTGTATGCGTTGAAGCACCTTATCGATTCTATGGAGATGGTATTACTCCAATTAATAGTTACGGCCAATTGGCTAGTGCGTTGGCTATGTTCCGAAACTACGGTGCTGCCAAAGACAACACTAAGTTCTACTTAAGTGATATTGCACAATCTGCAATCGTTAACACTGGTTTGAATCAATTCGTGCCAAGACGTAACGATGAAGCTGCAATGTCTTGGGATGTGGGTGATTTTGACCGCGCTGCTTTCTATGTATCTAACTTACTGCCAGTTCATGAAGCAGGAACAATAGGTAATGACGGTACGGTGCTAACCGTTGTATCTGTAGTTAAAGATGCAAATGATGCAGTAATTCAAATCGTATTCTCTGGTGCGGGTACTGATGCTAATGCCATTAAAGCCTTTGATAAAGGGCAGTTTAATGATGGTGTTGCTGGTCAACCCAACTTACGCTACTTGACTTTCATCGGTCACAAACCTTCGAGCAACCCTGTTCAATTCCGTGTATTAAATAATGCGGCTTCTAGTGCTGGTAACGTTACTGTCGATGTTTACCCTCCATTAAAAGCATCTCAAGGCAACACTCGCAACTTGAACTACGAAATCGCGGCTGGAATGCAAGTAACGTTCCTTCCTGACCATAGGGCTGGTGTGATCACTTCAGGTAATCCTCTGTTTTTAGGTATGCCAATGCTTCCAGAAGAAGTTCCGTTCCCAACTGGTAATGAGACTGACCCTGATACTGGCGTGAGCTTGCGTATGTACTACGGTTCTTTGTTCGGTCAAAACCAGCGTGGAATGATTCATGACGCTATTTGGGGCAAGAAGCTAGTCCCTGAATACAGTATGTCAGTGATTTTCCCACTTTAAATTAGCTTGGGTAGCGTGATGCTACCCTCATAAATGAGGATACCAAAATGTCTATTTCTACCCCAATTGTCAATGCCCGCCAGTATTACATTAATGGCTTAAAGCTTGGTTATTATGATGGCACTCATGTAGTTGTAACTGCGGGTAAGTGTTCAAATTCTACCAATGAAAATGATATCAGCGTTGGATTACCGCTTAACGTAGCTGCTACTCAAACTGGTACTGAGCCTGTTGCCGATGGCACGGGAACTGTACTCATTAATGCTGCTGCAAATGGTGTTGCTGGTCTGGATACAGGTGCTCTGGCCAATAACACGTTCTATGCAGTTTACGCAATTGGTGATAGTTACGGCATTAACGACGGCTCTGCCGTTATCTCTGCTAACTTAACTCAACCATTGCTACCTGCTGGTTACGATATGTACTTCCGTATAGCCTACGTCAAAACCAATGGTTCCGCTCAATTTCTAGCTTTCCGTCAGGATGGTTGCGGTCTTGATCGTTGGATGTGGTATGACGCATCTATTCCAACAAGTGTCACAGCTGGTTCTTCTGCGACTTATGCTCCAGTTGATGCAAGTGCTGCCTTACCAAGTCCGGCTCCAACAATGGTTAACTGGGCTTGTGTATTCACTCCAACCGCTGCTGGTAACAAATTGGTCTTAACGCCTGGTCTTTCTACATCTACCAATGGTTATGCTCAAGCTTCTGGTGCTGTAGCTGCTGTAGCTGAAACTGTAAACCTAGTTTGCCCCACTGATGGTGTACTTACGCAAGCTATTGAGTACAAGGTTACTGGTTCTGCTGTAGCAATTAACGTTCAGGCCTATTTAGATCAATTAGCTCTAATAATTGCTCAATAAGGAAATGTTATGGCCTACACAACATTGCAGCTCATTAATAATGCCTACTACGAGTCTGGCATTGTTTCTCGTGGCTTTGAAACTGTGTCAGGCCAGCAAGCTATTGATGGCTTACAGTTCCTTAATGACTTGCTTGCTGATAAGACTGTAGAGAACGGTCTTATTCCTTATTATGAAGAGTACAATTTCAATGCAATTACAGGTCAGGAAAAGTACTTTATTCCTGACTTAATTACGATTGATACCTTTGTTTTTTATATCGATACTGTTCGATACCAGACAGAAAATAGAGCCAGACGTGAGTATTTCGGTACATCACGTGCTGATAACATCCAATCCTTGCCTGGAAGCTGGCATATGGAGCGCTGCTTTCAAGGGGCGAATCTTTACATCTACTTTAAGCCAAACCAAGCGTACCCTTTGACAATTTGGGGACAATTCAGGCTTCAGGAAGTCACTATTAATCAGGACTTATCGCTAACTCTGGACAGATTCTATATCAACTATTTGAAGTTTGATTTAGCTGCTCGTTTATGCGCTGAGTACAACTACAACGTTCCTCCAGGAGTTGCGAAGACATTAGCTGAATTAGAAGACAGTATTAGCAAGAAAAGCGGTCCAATGGACTTAAGATTGACCAAGTTATCCAGTCTTCAAAGACGTGGAGGCATTAACTATGGTCAAGTCAACATCGGACATGGATGGGTGAATTAATATGGTAATGACGCCAGGCGCGACTCAAATCCCTGTGAGGATTGTCGGCTCAAGCATCTTTGGCCGACACCCGATTATTTCAGATGAACGCACATGGAATATGTTCATTTCTGATGACTGGCTATTGAACTTTGCAGGCTATGAGCAAGCTGTGGAAATTCTCACTCAAGGTACGGAAGGGCGTGGACTATTTCATTCTACTCGCGGAAACTTCCTGCTTGCGGTATTAGGAGCCAACGTTTATCGAATTGACGCCAATTTAGGCTTTTCCTTTTTGTTCAGTATTGCAACTAATACTGGTGAAGTCTTTATGGATGAGAACTTAAGCTCTCAAATCGCTATTGTGGACGGTTCTACTATTGCCTACATCTATAACTACACGACTGAAACATTCGGCAACATCGTGTGGGATTATGGCTCTGGTGGCACAACATTTACACCAAACTACGTCACTTACCAGAACACGTATTTCATTTTTGGTAATGGTGATAATACGACTTCTGGCTCACAATGGTTTGTCTATAAATCTGGGTTTAACCCAACCACTTTGGCTGATCCTTTAAAGCTATCCTGGGTACAGACTTTAACACTCCAGACTAAACCTGATTTTGCTAAAGCATGTATCCGAATTCCGAGCCATGGTAACAACCTCTTGGTATTAGGTTCCACAGTAGCGGAAATATGGACGAACGTTGCAGGATTACAGATTTATCAGCGTCAGTCCTCTATCAACATTGACTATGGTGTCGCGTCAGTCTCAACTATTGCAGCTTCAGATGACATGATTGCATGGCTGGGCATTAACGAGAAATCCTCTCCAGCAATCATGGTTATGACAGGAGGGCAGGCACAACGTATTTCTACCGATGGTATCGACTATTTACTTAGTGGCGTGGAACGTCCTGACAGGTCGACGGCTATGTTTTACAGGCAAGATGGTCATGTATTTTACATTCTAACCTTTTTTGATCAAGCGGATAACTTCTCCATCATGTATGATTTTACTACGCAGAAGTTCTTCGATATTACGGATTGGGATTTTACTTATCATCCAGCACGTCAGATGGCGTATTTTGACAATGAAATTTACTTTGTGTCATTGAAGCAAGGAAGCTTGATGCGCATTAGCACCAACTTAACCTCTATTTCAACAGACATTCAAAATGAATACGAAATTCCTCGTATTAGAAAATGCGATACCTATAGGCTTCCAGGCAGTGATCGTTTCATCGTTAATCAGTTCAGTTTTACAATTGAAAACGGTATAGAGCCAGATGTTGATTATCAATTTGAGTGTGATGGTCACATTTTGGGAGAAGTTAGCGGCAATTTTATGTATTCAGAAGACGACCTACCTCTACTGGTTGAGGGAGGAAGCTGCCAAATTTATCGTCCTAGAGTAGACGTTACACTATCTAAGAATGGCGGTGAAACCTACAGCAATGCCGTTTCATATTATATGCACCCTACAGGAAAGTATAAAAATCAACCTAGGTTTAACAAGCTTGGCGAAGCAAATCAATTCACCATTCAAATGAGATTTTGGGGATTTGGTGGGGTAGTTGTGGCCAATGGAATGCTGGAGGTATACCAATGATTATTCCAACGTTTCAGTATGTTCAATTTGTTGATGAAGAAAGGTATTTAACTAGTCAGATGCAACTCTACAACGATGAGTTGAATAACGTTTTGCGTAACGGATTAAGCGACAATGGATGGACTTTACCAGTAGTAACTCAGGCACAATTAGCCGCAATTATAGCTTTGCCATCTGATCAGCAGATGCCAGATGGAACTATATGGTATGTGGACAACGGGGGACTATTACCTGCTTATCATGAGGTGGTAGTGAAGGTTAACGGTGCGTTACGCAAGATAACCACCACTGCTTACCCATAAGGATATGAGATGAGCCTATTAAGCAAATTATTTGGTGGCGGCGGCGGAAAGTCTCCAATGGATGCAGCCAATCAATATTTAAATCAAATTCCAGGTGTAGGACACCAGGGGTACGACCCATACATTAACGCGGGCATGGATGCCTCTGGTCGTACCAAAAGTAAATATGAGGAGCTGATGAGCGATCCTACAGCATTCATAAATAAGCTGATGGAAGGTTATAAGCCATCAGAAGGGTATCAGTTCCAGAAAGACCAGTTAACCAAGGAGTTATCCAATACTGCGGCGGCTGGAGGTGTTGCTGGTACACCAATGGATCAGCTGAATCAAGGAGAGCAGATTCAAGGATTGCTCGGAAAAGACATGCAACAATTTCTACAAAATATTCTAGGTGTATTCAATACGGGCTTAGAGGGGGAAGAGGGAATTGCAAACCGTGGTTACGATGCCAGCAAGAACTTAACTGACTTACTGGGTGGTGCATTAAATCAGCAAGGTGGGTTGGCATTCCAAGATCAGCAACAGAAGAACAAAAATAAGAATGATCTATGGAGCATGTTCGGTAAAGCACTGGGTGCTGGGGCTGGAGGCTTATTGGGTGGAGTACCTGGAGCCAAGATAGGCGCAGGTATTTTCGGTTAATGGGAGGCTAGGATGGCTATTCAATTTACAGATTTTTCAAGAGCACCATTGCTGGATTCTCCGTGGGGGAACATGCTGGAAAATGTGCTGAAGGGCTATCAGATTTCTAAAGAGCCAGCAAAGATGGCTGAGGAGCAAAAGCAACGAGAGTTGACTACAAAGCTTAAGGACATGGAGGTGCAGCATAAGCCTACCGAGTACAAGCTAAGCGACCAGGAAAAAGGATTAGCTAATGCGCTAAAGTCCAAAGCTCTTGAGCATTATGAAGAGAAATTTGCGCTGGAAAGAGATTTGAAAAAAGCTCAGATTCAGAAGGCATTACAGACGAAGGTTGGCGGAAGTCCTAAAGCCAATGGCGAACTAGCTAACTTTATGGTTTCACATCCAGATGCGACTCAAGAAGAGATCCGTAATGCCTATGATGAAATTCATAGTTCTAAACAAGCTCATACTGATGCCATTACTAATCGAAGCAGAGATATAACAGCTGGAAGTTCATTCGATAAATTACCCACTAACGAGAAGAAACGTGCAGTAGGATTAACTACAGCCATGGGAATTGACCCAATTGAAGGAACGCAATTACTTAGGAGCGGAAAATCGTTGCAGGATATTGCTGATGCGAATGGCAAGAAATTAGATGAATTAACGCCTATGTATCCTATGGGTGAGGAAAACGTCAAGCAGTTACAAAGACGCTCTGGTTTCGTAAATGAAATTAAAAACCTTGAAAAGAATCTAGCTGGAGCAACTGGCAAATATCAAAATAAAATTTTTGGTTATTCCTTCGAACAGGCAGCTGATGCTCTATCCGGTGATAATCCTGATGAGCAGGGTAAAGTGCTTGCTGCTCGTGCATTACAACCTGAATTAACAGCCCTTCGTTTGAAAGTAGCTGGCGGTAACATTGGTATTGAAGCAATTCGAGAGCTACAAGATAAATCGCTTGGTAATTTAAAGGTGTTTGAAAGTTTAGTAGATACTAAAACTTATTTGGCCATGCAGAAATATATGACCAAGTATCTCGAAGAAGCTGCTAATGAATATCAACGCACTATGGAAGATTACGGACGGTTGAAATCACCAAGCCAAATGCGTGTGTTTGACCTCTCTACAGGGGAGTACGAATAATGGCTACCATAAACGTAAAATTGCCCGATGGAACAATGCAGCCTATGTCTTATCCTGATGACTGGAGTCAAGATCAGATTAAAGAGGCAATTTACAAACATTTTCCTCAATACCTTGATAAAGGAGCACAGAGTGATAGACAAAACGATGAAAAAATGGCTGAACCTGTGGAAAAACAGGAGAAAACAGGCTTCAAAGGGTTGGCCTCAGACGTACTACATAGCTTAAGTAATGCCCTAAGAAATGGCAAAGGCTTCCTTAAAGACATTCCTGACAACATTGAGAAAAGTGGGCAAGACCTTGAGGAGCATCCGCTTGGGGGAATTTTTCATATGGCAGGGCAATTAGGTGCTGGAGCTGCGGAATTAGGCAAAGGATTAATCAATGCACCTCATGACTTAAACCAATATTTGGGTAAGAAAAAACTGTTACCCGAAAGCTTGGTTAAAGCTGGTCAGTATATACCCCATATTCCTGAAGATACAGGATTAGAAAAATTACTTGGTACAGAAGCCGATCCCTCTAAAGGTGATTCGTTAATTCGTGCTATCCCTGAAATAGCGTCCGTAGGTCTAGGCGGAGCATCTTTGGTTAAAGCTGGACGCAAAGCATTTAAAGCTCCTGACCTAAAAAATGTCATTAAAGAAACTCAAGCCAAAGTTAATGCTGCTGAAACTGAAGCCGGAAAAATTTTCGACACAGTTGAGAAAGAAGTCGGTACACGTGGATTATCTAATATTCCTATTGATAAGGATGTCATTAAGCAAGCAGAGAGCTTTTTAGCCAAGATACCTGCTAATAAGGAACTGATAAAGCGTGCTAAAACGGGTGATTATCAGGCACTAAGAGCATTGCAGTCTGATCTAAGAGTGAAAGGTGAAAAGTCCTTAGCCTCGGCATTAGCTGCTGAAAATAAAATGGGTGAAGAAATATTTTCTACCCGTGATCAGATTAATTCATCAATTGAGAAGCATTTAACTAAGAATGGCCATGAAGATTTAGCTAAGCTGCTGAATAAAGCGCGTGATGATTATAGAACGCTCAAGCAAACCTATTTTTCTACGCCTCAACTTGCCAAAGTCTTTGGGAAAAGCCAAAAGGTTCCCAAAAATCCAATGACTTTATTAACTGAAGACTCTACCGAGATGAATAAGTTCTTAGCACAACATCCAGAAGTAAAAGAGGCTTTAGCAAAAGCATTAAAACATAAGAAAAATGTCAATGTAGCTAAGATCATTGGCGGATTAGCAGGAGTAGGAACTTCTGCGGAAATTGCGCATAGGTTAATTAACTAAAAGGATTTTCTATGGCTATTGACTCACATTACATCCCAGCGTTTTCTATTGAAGACGTGATACTGGATAAGGATACTGGTGCACCTTTAAGTGGTGGATTAGTGTACTTTGAGCAGGATAATCAGCGTGGAACATTAAAGCCTGTGTATCAGATTACAGGGTCTTCACCTAATTACACCTACACTCAGCTACCAAATCCCATGACACTGAGTTCTATTGGGACTTTTGAGGATTCTTTAGGTAATCCTGTAGTACCTTACTTTTTTCCTTATGATGAAGATTTTAAGGTTGAATATTACTATGTTCGTGTTACCAGTTCGGATGATGTACCTCAATTTGACCGAGAAGCCGTTCCCTATGTGGTAGAAGAATCTGATGCCGAGGTTTTAAGTGTAATCACCAATGAGATTGCCAATCCTCAATTTGCAGTAGTGAATTTCGACACCACCAACCCAACCTATGTCTATAACATTATATCAGTAGCCGATCTGGTTATTAATATTGCTCCAGACTGGGACATGATTGTGAGCTGCCCAACAACTGGAACTTTAACTGTAGGGCAGACGAAGCCTATTGGTTCATTGAATCTTCCTACTAACCCAGGAACAATTTTAAACATTAATTCTGCTGGATTGACGAAACTCCAGCTAAGACAAAGATTCTACGGCTCACCTAATTTATGGGGTAATGGTTATCTCTCTGCGAGTTTTGTTGCTAAGACTTATAGTGGCACAGGCGTTAATTTGACTATGTATTACAGCCAGTCTAATGGTTCTATTGTTGATCAACCCATTATAGTGGCTGCCCTTGAAGCGAGTGGTGCGTATGGAATATTCCCAGGGTCAATTAGCATTCCCATTTCAAATAGCACGCAGAACTTCCCAAATGCTTATGTTGACATCTATTTTGATATTCCATTAAGCGTGCAGATTGATATTACAAGCGTCATGCTGGCTGATACAGGAAGTACTCCGGTAACTAATATTCAATATGAGCAGTCTTCGTTAGCTCGTCAGATTGATCATCTCTATCACTACGATTACCCCATTGTCCCAATAGGTACGGTAATTGACTACTATGCATTTGGGACACCACCTAATTACTTATCATGTAATGGACAGGTTCTTAATCGGATTACTTATTACAAGCTACTTAAAGCATTAACCAATGTTGAAATAGTCAGTATTACGAATGGCAGTCCAACAATTACTGTAGCAAACGGAGCTATTTATGCCATTGGACACCCAATTGAAGGCAATGGAATCCAGGCTGGAACTGTAATTGCCAATATTGTTGGGAACGTTATTACGATGTCATTGGTAGCTACTGCTACAACAACCAGCGCTCTTACATTTTTCTGTACAGGTAATGGTGATGGAGCAATAAGTCTTACTCCAACTACGTTTAATACACCTCTTTTAGTCGGAGTAGTGATGGCCGGAGCATATGGTTCTTTATTGCCATCAGGTGGGGTAGGGTCATTTGGTGGTGCGGCAACTCATGCAATTACGATTAATGAAATGCCAATGCATAATCACCTAGGAAGCTCTGGAACTGCGCCCGTAGGTGGAGGAGGAGGCGGTGCAATCCCCACTGCATCTAACCTTGCTACCATAGGTAGCGTACCTGTAACGGTGAATGTTGCAGCACAAGGTGGTGGAATATTGAACGTAAGCGGTGCTCCAATGTCATTACTCCAACCTACACGGTTGGCTCATAAAGTAATCAGATATAAATAACATAAGGAAATATTATGACTACACAATACAAATTACAGAAGGACATTGCTGGATATAACGGTTTTGGATTGCAGTTTAGCGATCAGAAATTCAATGTCACCTTAGCCGCTAATACAGCACAGACGGTTACGGTTCCAAGTTCTGGTTCAATTGGTGCTCCATTGAACCAAATTAATAAATTCCTAGCAATTGTTGATGTCTTCAATGCGACCTCAGAAGGCCAAGTCTGGTGCGCTAACAATGACACCGCAGCTGTGCCAGTTGGGGGAACATTCGCAGCCACTACTTCAGACATGATTGTTCAAAATAAAGACTATGCAAGACAAGTTAATGCTGGTGATGTATTAAGTTTCATCTCAGCAGAAGCAGACACGGACATCTGTGTAATGTTTTATGCTTTGCCAGCTAACTAAGTAAAGCAAACCAATATCACAAGGAGTGTGGTTATGGCTTTAGTTCCAGATCAGAAGTTCAGTACCTTTCAGGATGGAGGGGATGTCCAGGTGGGCGACACTATTGTCGGTCTGCGCCTGGGTATTAATACAAAGTTTAACTATACAGGTGAATTGCCACCAGGCTATGTTGTCGCTATTGATCAAGGCGGTACGGGAGCTACGACCGCAGCTGGTGCTAGAGACAATTTAGGTCTAGGCACAATGGCTGTACAAAATTCCAATGCGGTAGTAATTACTGGAGGAACAGCAGCTTTAGATTCAGGTCAAGTAGCCGCAGCTCCAGTGAATCCTACAGATTTGGTAAATAAACAGTATGTAGATGCGATTGAGACTGGAGTTCAAAGTGTAGTAGGTACAGTCAACCAGATTGATGTTGATTCTACTGATCCAGAAAATCCCGTTTTAAGTTTGTCAGCCACATTGAATTTACCAGGAACATTTACAGTTCAAAGTACCGTAGTTATTGACTCCATTATTAACGACAACACTATGGCAACTGCTAGTGCAACTAATCTTGCAACGGCTTTGTCCATTAAAACTTATGTGGATAGCTTAGATTCCGGCAATGTTAAAAGCGTTAATGGTGTAGCTAATAGAATTACCTCTACTGGTGGGCAAAATCCCGTAATTGATATTGCATCAACTTACGTTGGCCAAAGTTCTATTATTACTCTAGGAACAATTACTACAGGTATATGGCAAGCGACTCTTATTGGTATTCTTTTTGGCGGGACTGGAGTTAATGCAGTAACTACCGTGCCAACTGCAACAGCATTTGCTGGATGGGATGCTAGTGCAAATATGTCCGCTAATAGCTTCTTATCTGGAACTCAACTCATTACGAATTCCGGAGGCACAACCACATTAACTGTTAGTAGTCCTCAGCAATTCATATTTTCAGGTACAAATTTCCAGAATGTAACAATGCCAGCGGTAGGAACGCTAGTAAATGGGCAATCCTATCGGTTGATTAATGATTCAACCAATGCTCTATTCGTTTCCTCTTCTGGTGCAAACTCTATTGTCACAATGCAACCATTTACTCAAGTGGTATTAACTTACAATGGTGTTGCAGGAACTACAGCTGCTTCATGGGACTTGCAATATACAAGTAACACGATTGGAGTACAATCAATAACGGGTACAGTCAATCAGGTGATTGCCTCTTCGCCGACTGGCAATATTATTCTTAGCTTACCTCAAGATATTGCGACTACTTCAAATCCCACATTCAATAACTTAAAGTTAACTGGTGGCATTATCACCGATACGAATGGTAACACTGTATGGAAAATGAATGCTACGCCCAGTGCAATTAACTATCTTCAAACGGTTAATAGCGCCACAGGTACAGCAGTCCAGTTATCTGCGGCTGGTTCAGATCCAAATATTCAAATTACTGTACTTCCTAAAGGAGATGGTGCATTTGTAGTAGGCTCTACTGCTAATGTTAACCAGCAAATTTTCTATAGTGGCGCAGCTTATCAACATCAGACAATATTCAGCTATCCTAGTTCTGCCGCTACTAGAGCAGTAGCCTGGCAAGATGCTGGTGGTACAGTTGCATACTTGAGTGACATTGCTGCTAATGGAACAGTTAACCCAGGAACAATTAACCAGCTTGCTTACTATAGTGCTACAGGCAATGCGGTCTCAGGATTACCCTTAAACCCTAATAGCGTACTGGTTTCAGATGGCGCAAGTTTCCCAAGTTTGAGTACCACCTTACCAAACGGATTGGCTATGGGAACTCCAGCATCAATTACCTTAACCAACGGAACTGGATTAGTTCCTTCCACAGGAGTTGCTGCAACAGGAACACCAAGTAGCTCTACTTATTTGCGAGGCGACAATACTTGGGCTGCTGCACCTACAACAAGTCTTGGAATTACAAGTTTCCAAAATATAACTGCGTCTCAAACCATGACAGCCAATTCAGGTTACAACAACGTTGCAAGCACAACGGTTGCACTTGCACTTCCTGCAACCTCGGCTGTAGGGGACATGCTCCTCATTATGAACAATACGTTGTTTCCTTTTACTGTGACGCAAGGATCTGGTCAGTTGATACGCATTGGAGCAAACGCTACAACCACAGGCGCATCAGGATTTTTAGGTGTTAATGACGCAAATACAGCTTTATGGCTTATTTGTACCACTGCTAATACAACATGGATTGCAACCTCTGCTGTAGGAAACTGGACAACCAACTAAAGGATTAGAAAATGGCTAATGCTAATGCGATTAACAGCCCTTTATTGGGCACCACTGGAACCGGAAACTTTGTAGGCTCGAACAGTCCAAGCTTAAACGCTCCAAACCTTGGTACGCCTGCCACTGGAACACTAACAAACTGTACAGGTCTCGTCCCTTCAACTGGCTTATCAGCAACAGGAACACCTAGTTCTACAACTTACTTAAGAGGGGATAATAGTTGGCAAACTATTTCTTCTGGAAGCATTCCATATACAGTTGTAACTGGCACTTCTCAATCAATGACTACAAATAATGGTTACATTGCCAATAATGCGGCATTAGTGACATTTACTTTACCTTCAACCGCTGCTGTTGGAGATGTGTTGTCAGTAATTGGAATTAACACGGGGGGCTGGAGAATTACTCAAGCAGCAGGTCAAAGTATTCAAATAGGACAAACCACATCTACTGTAGGGGCTGGAGGTAGTGTTACCTCTCAGGCTGGGACGGACTCTTTAGAATTAATATGTGTAGTTGCAAACACAAAGTGGGCAATTCTAGGTGCACCTCAATCTTCCGGATTAACTATAGTATAGGAATTTTTATGGTCAGCAATAATGCAGTTAATACTACTTTAAGTGGACAATCTGGGACGGGAGCATTCACAGGAAATTTAAGCCCATCATTAACAACACCTAGAGTTATTAATGGCCTTTATGATGTTAATGCTAATAGTATGTTTAGTTTCAGCCCCGTCACATCAGCAGTTAATAATTTGAATATTATTAACTCGATTACTGGACAACCCCCTCAATTAACCGCCGTTGGTGCTGATCCTAATATTGGAATGTATTTAGCTTCTAAAGGAAGCTATCAAATCACTTTATTTGGAGCACTAGACGGGACTAATCCATTGCTATTAGTTAATGGAACAGGCTATCAACATGTAACCGCTTTTAATTTTGCGAATACATCTGCCGTTAGGAATGTCACTTTTCAAGATGCAGATGGCACAGTGAGTTATCTTACTGATAGAGATTGGGTACGATTAGGAACTGCCAATGCAAGCAACAGCGCTACAATTACCTTTACCGGATTAACAGGGTATACCAATTATATGCTTGTTTGGGATTCGTTATTTGCTGGAACAAATGGAGCAACTCTTGCGTTTCAAGGCTCTATCAATAATGGATCATCCTGGTTATCAACTGCTCCGGCTTATTATCAACAGTCTTGTTTTTACACAGGAGCAACAGTATCCGCAGGTAGTGATATTACTACTCTCACTTCGGCTGTACTTTCTAGTTCATTAAGTAATATAGGAACAAATGTTTGTGGTGGTTCTTTAGTCCTTGCCAACCTTTCTCTTACAACAGGTAGCCGTCCAACTGCTGTAGGTATGACACAATATGTTAATACTACTCCTACTATCGCAGGGATGAATTATTGGTTTCAAATTCGTGATCCTGGCTCGCCCGTTAATGCTATTCGAATCTTTATGTCTACAGGAGTTATTGTAAGTGGAACGGTACAAATCTATGGGATGAAATAACATGAAACAAATAGTAGATGGCATTGAGGTGGAATTAACACCTGAAGAAGAAGATCAATACAACCTAAGGCAGACAGATTGGGAGGCGGGGGCTTCGCAACGTATGATTGACAACTGCACGCGCGCTTTAGAAATGGCAATTAATGACAAAGCCGCTGAAAAGTCATACAGCAGCGGTGTTTCTTGTGCATCATATAAGGACAGTACTAATTCTCAATGGACAGCCGAAGCAAATACCTTTATCGCATGGCGCGACTTAGTCTATACCTATGCCTACGATTACCTGGCTAAAGCTCAAAGCGGTGATATTCAAAATCCTAATATTGAAAATTTTATGGCTGGAATTCCAGAAATGAATTGGCCTAATGCAATTTAAGGAGAAAATATGGCGACCAATAATGCGCTAAATAATAACTTATCGGGCTGTACGGGTTTGGTTGCTTCAACAGGAATTAGTGCTACAGGAACGCCAAGTACTACTACATTCCTTCGGGGAGATAATGCCTGGGCTACTCCTACTGGACTCGCTGGGACTGTAACTGTGCAAAGATTCACTTCTGGTTCTGGAACTTATACACCTACCGCTGGAACGCAATTTATTATTGTAGAAATGTGCGGTGGTGGTGGAGGCTCAGGAGCAGCAACCGCAACCACTGGAACAATTGCTATAAGTGGCCCTGGTGGTGCAGGTGCGTATGTGAAATTCAAAATGACGGCAGCACAAATTGGTGCTTCATTATCGTATGCGGTTGGGACTGGTGGATCTGCTGGTGTAGGTGGTGCGTCTCCAGGCGCAGGTGGTACAGGTGGTTCAACCACATTTGGTTCTTGGACGGCAAGCGGCGGCACAGGAAGTGCCGGAGCTGCTGCTGGAACCACTCAATCTAATGGCGGCTCATCAGGAACAATCACCAATGGAACTGGAACATTAATACTTAGCAACCGAGCAAACTCTGGTAGTTGCTTCGTATTTAGCACGGGTTCTGTTTATATCATGAATATCCACCAGGGAGGAACTAACTTCTTATCGGTTCCAGCAGGAAATTATATTGCTTCTGTGACCAATGCTAGTGGCGGTGGTGCTACTAATGGAAATGGTTCACTACCTTCCGGTTATGGATATGGGTGCTATGGAATTTGTGCTTACAGTGGTACAGGTGGTGCAGGTATGCAGGCTAGCGGTAATTTGGGAGTCGCAGGGATTATTATCGTAACAGAATATCAATAATAGTGTTCGCAGTTTCAAGTCAAGGGATCTTGGTAAGGATTAAGTATGGCTACTAATAATGGAATTAACAATATTGATAAATTTTCAATGAATGTAGTGAGATACGCTACAGTTCAATCAGGAACGTACATCCCTACTACCAGTATGAAATATATCATCGTAGAAATGTGTGGCAGTGGTGGCGGCTCTGGGGGTACATCTTTAACAGCATCTTCAGGCGCAATCCGTGTCGCAGCACCTGGTGGTGCTGGTAATTATTTAAAATTTATGATGACTGCTGCACAAGTGGGCAGCTCGTTGTCTTATAGTTTAGGTTCTGGGGGTACAGCAGGTGCTTCTACACCAACGAATGGTGGTAATGGAGGTGATGCAGTCTTTGGTAACTGGACTGCTGCGGGAGGGGTTGGTTCTGCATTAAATTCTACAAACGTTGGCTCTCAGACTGTGACCAATAATACCAATACTATTGGGACTGGCGTATTAATTTTAAGCATACAGAGTATGAGTTGGAGTAGCTATGCGAATAATGTAGGAGCGACAGTGATGGCTTGGGGTCTTAGTCCAGGAGGTTCTAATCCATTAAATACAGCAGGAAGTACTTACACTGGATTACTTAATGTCAGCGGGTCAGGAGCCTCAAGTTTATTCGGATCATCTACTCAAGGTCCAGGTTCAGGTGGTCAAGGACGCGGAAGTTATAACCAATCTACAGGCGCGGTGATTAATACGGCTGGTGCTGCTGGTAGTGTTGGAATAATTATTGTCACAGAGTTTATTCAAAACTAGAGGAGCAAGGGAAATGCCAATCAAGAGTATACAAATCGGACAAACAGGTTTGGTAGGAGTAGAGCCAAAGTTTGACTACATTTTAACCGATGACACCGTAGCAGAAGTATTAGCTACTGGTTATTTAAACCATTCAGTTGAGGCAGGCTATTCATTTTCTCAAGGAGATATAGTTCCTGTAATTACACAAGCATCTCCAAGTGCGAGAAAGAGAGCTGGCATGTATCAAGTAGAGCATAATGGAGCCAATTGGAGCCTGATTCCACTTGAATCTTCTCCATTACTTACAATGGCACAATATACTACTGTTGGTGGTGCAGCTGCGGAAGCTATTACCATATCCGGTGTGTTAGCTACTGACTTGGCTAGCGTTCAGATGGTTAATGATGGAACAAATAATGTTACAGTATTACAAGCGGCTTGTACTGCGAATACATTGACTGTAACATTTAGTGGCAACCCTGGAACGGGTACAGTAATTAACTATTGGATCTACAGACCTTAAGGAAGAGACATGACTTTAGATGAATTGAACGGACGTAAAGCTGAATTAGAAAATTCAATTGCGCAAACAACCAACCAAGTATTTATATTACATGGTGCTAAAAACGAAATTGACTATCAAATTCAGTTACAGAAAGAAAAGATTGCGAAGGAAGATGCTGATAATCTTGCAAATTCTGAGCAACCGCCTGTACAATAGTTCTGATTAAATGGCTTGTTGACCTCTATTTCATTGGATTGTCCTCCAATTGTTTAAGTCATAAGCCATTTATCCTCACTCATGTACCTAGACGTACAAGGAGCATCCGAGGTCTTCAAGGTGGCCTCTGCTTATTTTTAAGGAAGAATGATGAAGATTAAATTAGCGGAAGCATTACTGCGCAGAAAAGAATTAGCTGAAAAACTAGAAGTCGTTAAAAAACTGAAAGACAACCAGGTATTTTATGAAGTCCGTGCCAGTCGTGTAAAAGTAAATGAAGGCATGGATGAGCTTAGTGCTAACTTCCCTAAATTAACAGCATCTCAAGTTACCGCAGAATTTGATTATGTTGCTAAGCAATTACGCTTAGTAGATGCCATGATTCAACAAGCAAACTGGACTTACGAATTAGATGTTGATCCTATGCTTATGGAAGCATTCCCAGTCCAAGCAGCTTAATCCGTTTTAGATAGCTTGATGGTATGAGAAAGGCCGCTAGGAGCCTAGATCCTAAGCAGCAGTACTGTTGCGTTGCCAGAGCATGTCTGTAACATGTAACTTAGAAGCCAAATGGTTAGGCATCTCACTGATAATGAGACTCTTCGCTGAGAAGAATAAGGGTTCGATTCCCTTCTTTACTGAAACGAATTCCGCTTAATAGAACATTGAAGCTCCTGAGTCCCGAATAACCGATTAATGCTGATTAACGCTTCGGCACAGCAAGAAAATCCGAATCTCGATTAGTAGAATTCCCACTTACCAACTCATAATCAAGCTATCTTTTTTCAGCTAATTTTTTAATCAATTTAAGTGATATACTGTCCATAGCTTATTGGTGAATAATTTTTGGCTTAGCAAATTCCATGGACGGAGTTTTGTTGCGCCAGCAATTAAGGGACTGTGCTGAACATAGATACATCGAAATACTAGCGGCAAATCCTGCCATGGAGTGGGCGAGAAAAGGATGGTTGAATCGAGCAGCGTGGTAAAACGCCACACCGAATCGAATGAACAAATAGCAGCCATGGACTGGCTAAGAGCACAACATCCTTTCATAGCTGAGCATACGCTACATATCGGTAATGAGCGTAAAGCTACTTATTATGCTGGTTATATTATGAAGCGAATGGGTGTGTTGAAAGGAGCTAGTGATATTTTTATGGCATGGCCAAATGGCGGTTATCATGGTTTATTTATTGAAGTTAAGTCTAAAATAGGTAGACCAACTGTTGAGCAGAAGGCGTTTATTCAGCGAATGAGAGAAAGAGGATATAAGGCTGAAATTTGCTATGGTGCTGATGAAGTAATCAACACCATGCGCGAATACATCAATTACCAGGGGATATCATCATCTTCAAAACCAGCTTCATAAGATTTATCTTTTGGGGCGGCTCCATGCTCTTTAGTCTTAGGCATAAGCTGTAGAGTGTGTGCTACTATGAAGTGTTTTGTTCGCTCTTGACCATCTTGCGTAGTGTATTTTTGATTATCCATTTCGCCTTGAATATACAAGCAATCACCTACATTCACATACTTTTCTGCAATTTCTGCAACCTTTGAAAATGCAGTGACATTATGCCATGTGGCTTTCTCTTGTTTCTCTCCATTCTTAACGAATTTCTTAGATGTAACAATGCTAATGTTCGTTATTTTAGTGCCTGTAGAGGTTGTTTTTGTATCTATTTTACCGACTCTGCCGAGAACTGTTCCCTGATTTACCATGATTTTTATCCTTGCTTAGTTAATTTCAATATGAAGTGATGAGCCGCTTCCCAATCCATTTCATCAATAGCTCCTACCTGATAGTAGGATAAGGCTTTCTGAAGACGTTCATCAGGAAATCCTATCTCCTTGATGAGCTGTTTAATTTGAATATGCAATTGAGCCGTTTCTTCTCTAGGCTTCTCCATTGGCTGTAGCTCCTCACTTTTCGCAGTTTTTTCTCCAGTCTCTTGATTCTCATTTCCAGCAACACATTTATTAATCGCGTCAACATTAGGCAGCTCCTTCTTGGCAGTAATATCCTGTTTTAGTACTTCAGTTCGAGAAGGCTTAGAATGAACTACTGCATAATCTGCATCAATGTAATCTTCCACTTCTTCACGAGACTTAATGCCTTTCAATGCATCAGGGAAAGCATCTCTAAGAGCAAACCCTCTGGCTCTAAGTTTTAGCATTCTATCTGGGTATTGATTCCATACGCCGCCCTTAGCGAGTAGACCCGCTTTCTTAGCCATATCCAATGTGAAAACCGAGACAGTAGGAGTTCTACCTTTACGCTTAATGGTGCATGTGTAACCAGAAATTATATTGTCTTTGCCAATTATTGGCTCTTCAGTAATATCCTGAAAATCAGGATGGGACATACACAGAGCAAGCATTTCATCTCCCCACATGACAGCTTTGCCATTAACAACAGCTATACAATTCATAGCTTGCTCAGGAGGTATGCCTATTTGATACCCCATAGACCAGCATAGAAATAAATCGGATGGCTTATTTCTAAAGCACTTTGGAACCATTTCTGATGCTGCCAATTGTCCTGCTAATTTCATGTAATGCGGGGCTAAATCTTTAGAGAACAAACTGTCTTCCAGACGGCTTGGTTTCATGTGATTCAGTTCCCGCGATTCGTCCTTAACTATCGCCAGTTCTGTATTGTTCATGTGATCCCTCACTTAATATTAAATACCCGTGTACCTTTTTTTGTGGCCTTCCATGTAGCCAACAACTCACCTTCATGACCCATCAGATACTCTGCATCGCCCATGTGAGACATTAAATGCATCTTTTGAGTTTCCTCATGCTCTTGAAGCTCTTTTATCCTTGATTTGTAATCGGTCAGTGTTTTCAAAGCATGGTCAGTCTTGAAAGTAGCATGAGCAATTTTATCAGGACTTGGGGTAGGAAACTTCAGTCGGCAATCAGATGTGTTTAATGGAGGAGGCTCTTGTCTACGTTGAACACACTCCCAAAAATCTATGTCAGCTTGTAAGATAACAGTCTCTAGTTCTTTGTCACGCTCATAAACAAACTGCTTATATTTCATACCACCAATTAATACGGCACAGTAGCCTCTTGAAGCATTAGTAATGGCGCATTGCTTTGCAATTTGAATTAGGTAAACAAGAGGAATTCCATCTGTAAGTGCCATGTCCCATTCTTTGCGCTGGAAACTATTGGCAGACTTTGCTTCTACCACAGCCTTTTCACTTTCAATCCAGCCATCCAAATTGGCAAAGATGAAAGGGTAGTCAGGGTGATGCGCGGTATCAGGAAATGAGATTTCCACATTATTTTCTTCCGCGAATCTCTTGATGATAACCGGCTCTAAAGCATTTCCCCAGTATTGCTGCTCCGTCATTTCTTCGTCTACTTCAATGACGCCTGTTTTCTCTAAGTACAACTGGTAGGGCGTTTTATAACTTGAGTATCCCATGATGATAGGCGTATCAGACGCACCTATCCCGTTTTGCCTTTTGGCTCGTTGTTCTTCCGTTAACATATCTTTCCCTCCTGGAAAGGTTTCAATTTAGAGCAAAGATGTTTGAAAATCAACCTAGAATTAAACTTAGGTTTAATTTAAAATAAGTGCCGTCAAACAGGAGGACAATCATGACAGTGGATGAAGTAGAAAATTATTATGGAAATTTAAATCAAGCGTGTAAGGCATTAGGAATCGCCTCACAGAATATGACTAAATGGAAAGCACAGGGCTATATTCCCTGGAAACAGCAATTTCGTTTGGCCTATCTGACGGAAGGCAAATTAATGCCTGATGAACAAGATCCCTATTTAGTTAGAAACCCTAAGAAACCCAAAACTAAGAAGGAGGGCAATGTATGACATTTGCCTCACACTCGAAGTTTGGATGGTAGCTCTATTGAATTAAAGAATATTTCAGAGTAAATTAGCGGCAAAATAATCAGACCGAGAATACATCAGTCGTTAGCTAATGTATTCTCTAGTAAAAACCTTTACGGGCAAGGCAGTTACATGCAACGAATTCTACACAACACTTCACCAGAATCAAGTCTTTACGACTCCCTTTGCCATTATATTTCTTACAACTGGACGCATTTCCATCCTATGGATTCGTGTGTTTAGCAACAGGGAATCAAAATAATAATTACGAGGAAATTTTTAGATGTCTTATGCAATAGATTTAATAGATAATTTAGTTTTAAGATGTAGAACTTACATGAACAAAATGAAAAGTAAAAAATAGAATTTGGGCTTCCTGCCCGAAACTGGTCAACGTGTAGAAGTTTGGCGACCGAAGCACGTTGCGAGTAAATCCTTACAACATTAACCCAGCTCAACGAACAAAGCTGAATCAAGGAGCAATTATATCATGAATTTAACTATTAACGAACAGTTAATGACTGATACAAAGGACGCAAATCTATGTATTTTCATAGCCAATTTATCCACTTGGATAAGAACTAACGCTAGTAAACAAGACCCTAAACAAAGGAATATTCATGAAGGTCGATGCTGGTCATACAATACCATCCAAGATTTCGTCAAATATTTCGGTTTTTGGTCAACTAAAAACATTCGCACCATTATTGCGAATTGCATAAAGCTTGGTCTAATTACCACCAACACGTTTAACAAAAAGAAGTATGACCATACAATTTGGTATACGCTGACAGATAAAGGATTTTCTTACTATCCCCAGATACTTGATACAGTTTTGAACAGCGTTGCCGATTCTGGCAAGCGTTTTGCCAAAACCGGCAATGCTATACCAGAAAAACCTTACTCATTAAGTAGTAATATAAATATTACTACTAGCGAATTTCAAAATTCGCATGATAGCAGTAACAATGATTTTAAATGCTTGGAAGATGGTAATTCATCATTTAGGTCTGATTATCACATTTACCACCAGCCAACAGAGAATGTAGAGCCAGCAAGGCTTATAGAATCTGATTTGAAGATTAGGTCTGATTATCAAAATAATCAGACTTATTGTGGATTTTTTCCCGCGTGGTGGTTATCCCTTTTCTCTTCTCTGTTTATGCTAATGGCCCTTTTTACCAAGATCCCGGCCGAGGGTCAGATAATGGAAAACCGTTTAGCAAAAATTAATATATCGGTGCGTACATGCAGGGGTTAAAATAAGTAAATGCATAACATTTAATGGCAACTCTTTCGGCAAATGGTTTCTCTCCTCAGCATACGCTTGATAAATGTTATCGAGGTTGTCTTGAATAAGTAATTTATCTTTAGCTGCTATGGACTCCATTGTATCTTGCGACATTAATATACGTGCCGCTGTTGGCCATTTTTTCTCTTCAAGTGCAAAGGTAAGGCCTGTTTTTTGTAAGGCAGGTACTATAGCAGTTATATTAAATTTTTGTGTAATGAGATAACGTATTATTTCAATTCTTCCAAAGTAAGCTGCATAATGAAAAACAGTTTGCTCGGCGGTAGAACCCCTATAAAAGACACATTTTGCACCGTTTTCAAACAATGCCTTAAAGGCATTGAATTTCCCTTCTTTAATGCTAATGCAATTGCTGGTCTTTTCTCTTCCATTTCAGCATGTGGAAGCCGCGCAAGTGCTGATTTGCGCTAGATATTTAATGAGATACTCTTATCTAATTCATCTCTTTCATCCTGCATTTTAGTATTGTTAGAAGTATTACAAATAACATTTGGATCGAGTTTAGTTGCATACTCTCTTATCCACTGGGGATTTTGTAAATTATTCGCAACTGTTTCTGGAATAGCACCCGGATTTAGCTGCAAATATTTTTTCACCAGCAAAACCTGCATCGCTGCATCAAGCATATTTAAACCATTACTCATCACTTGAATGTCGTGAAAATGCCATACTGCTTGTACTAATGCAGCTAAGGCTAGTGAGCGGATGATATCAATTTTTTCATCATCCACTGATCTTCCACTTTCTCGGCTTTTTCCAAAATTAGCGGGATATCCACCTTGATGAAATACAATTCTGCCACCGATTGGATTTGTATATATCACATCTCTATAGGGGTCAAGTGATTGGTTGATTAAATCGATCGCTGGTACAAGTTGCCGTAATGCAGTAGCGACAGGATAATCCCCAGAAGTACAATTAATGAGTACTTGCTCTTCAGGGTTCAGTCTAAATAAGTCGAGTGCTGGGTTAGTAATGTCTTCTTTCGTACAAAAGAAAATATACTTTGCTTTCGATAAAGCTGCATTTGGATCAACTGTTTTATAAAGATTGGGGTGAGATATTTCTGTCAGCAATTCCGGCTTAATGTCATGCGCAAAAACACAACACCCTAAATCAAGAAGCTTTTTAGCAATCGCTTTTCCAATAGGCCCAAAACCTATAACACTACAAATTGCTTTAGTGAATCGAATGTCATCTAAAATGTTGTCTAAATTAGAAAAAACAGCTTCGGCAATAAAAGGAGGCTCAACAAATTTTTTAATTGCACAGCTGGCTACATCAATGACAGGGAAAGGAGGTTTTCCTCTTCTATTAATCTCATCTATACCAGTTGTTGTTTTGTCACCAGCAACTACTTTATATTTTTTTAATAAATCTGGAGGCATAAATTGTAATACTTTGCCGCCGTGATCGAACGCTATTATCTTGTCTATGCCCTCTTTGGGTACTTCATAAATGTCTTTCCATCTCCAAGTGGAAGCGCTGATAGCGTCATCTTCACCTCTTCCATAACCAAGTTGCCCTACGCCGTGAAAATAGTTAACTCCTAATGCTTGTAATTCTTTTATTACGCCTGAATTTGCCGAATAGGGAATACCCAAATAATACATGTTACTGTATCTAACGCCCCATTTACTCATTGTTCTCGCTAGAGGTATAGAGTTCCATAACATATGCTGACGTATATAGACAAGAGTTCCTTCCAAAGGTTTTGGGCCAATTTTTAATCTAGCAAATTCGTCTGTTGCCCATTTTTCTAACGTCGAGAAAATGGGTAATTTTGACTGACTAAAAAATCTCTGTGTTGCCCCTCCAAAATAGCTCTGTTTACTCCCTGGACCTTGTAGTAAATTAATTCTGCTCATTACTTATCTTCCTTTTCCAATTACATTTAACTGCAGGGAAAAAAAAGAGTTGAATTTTACAAATGGCCAGGTTTCTATATTGAAATATAAGAAACTCCATTTTCTTCAAACAAATCTGCTATTGATGCGGTAATCCTTATTCCCTATCAGTTTCTTTTGATCTAAACTTGCGGCTTTGCCTACATGGAGTATCCTATGAGTAGATCAGCTGAACAGAATAATTTAATCTCCTCCTTAAAGGAAGCTATTCTACAATTAGAAATAGAAAATAAGTATTTAAAACATCTTATTGATAATTTACCTGGTGATATTTATTGGAAAGACACTAAAGGAAGATGGCTTGGAGTCAATAAACGAGGTTGCCAGACTTTAAAAAAAATGGGTTTTATAACCAATAGTTCAGAAGTCGTTGGAAAAACCGATTATGAATTATTTGATAAAAAAATAGCAGATCAATTTCGTTCTAATGATTTAATGGTAATGGAAAAAAAAGTTGAACACTTATATGAAGAGATAAATATTTTGCCTTCTGGTAAAAAAGTGAATCAATTGTCTATTAAAAATCCCATATATAATCACAAAGGAGAAATTATGGGGGTAGTGGGTAATACAATAGATATCACCCCGCTGAAGCAGAAGACACTTAACTTAAAAAGCGCTAAAGAAAAAGCAGAAAAAGCAAATCGCATGAAAACAGAATTCATTGATAGTATGAGTCACGATCTTCGAACTCCTTTATCAGGAATCATCGGTATGGCTAAATTTTTAGAACAAACCATCTGTGGCCAGAACGAGAAAAAATATGCTCAATTACTTTATGAAAGCGGAGAACAGCTGTTAGCTTTATTTAACGACATACTACAGCTAAGATCAGCAGATAGTATGAAAGTAGATATTCAATATGAGACTTTTAATTTAAGTAAAAGCATTAACGCACTGGTGGCTCTCGTCCTTCCTGCAGCAAAACTAAAAAATATTGATATAAAAATTAATATTGATAGCGAAATGCCTACCTATATAATATCTGATCAAAATAAACTCTATCGAATTTTGCTTAATTTGCTAGGAAATGCAATTAAATTTACCGCCAAAGGGTATGTAGAGATAGAGATAAAATTATTAAAAAAAGAAAGAAAAAATGTACAACTTCGTTTTAGTATACATGACACAGGAATTGGCATAAGAAAAGAAAGTCATCAGAAGGTTTTTGAACGATTTCATTCGGTTAATGTTTCGAACAACATCCACCATGAAGGGTTTGGCATGGGTCTACAAATCGCCGAAAAATATGCAAAGTTATTAGGAAGTCGTATTCAATTTGAAAGTGAATTTAATAAAGGGTCGACATTTTATTTTGATTTATCACTGAAAAGAGAAAACATAGAAAAAAATAGTGATACGAAATCCACCCAAAGTAGCAAACAAAGAGAGTCAACTTTATCTCCACTAAATCCTAAGAATGCTAAAAATTCCTTGTCAAAAGTACTGCGTATATTATTAGTGGAAGATAACCCCGTTATCTTATTCTTTTTAGAGCAAGCAGTGAAAAAAATGGGTTATAAAATCAATTCGGTCAATAATGCAGAAGATGCTTTCCTATTAGTGATGAGCGAAGACTTTGACATTATTATTACCGATATCAGATTACCTAATAGTTCTGGTATTGAGTTAAGCCAGCGTATCAGAAAGTGGGAAGCTGCCAATAATCGCCCTCCAGTGTTTATCTTTGCTATGACTGGTTATTCAGAACAAGCATTATCTAATTATAGAAAATCAGGTATCAATAAAATTATCACCAAACCTATTGACCCTGAAATTATACAATCTCTTTTAAGTGAATTAAATTGAGTTCTTAATGCCCAGACAGGATAACAGGTTTATTAACCTAGCCCCCTATATTTTTGCGATAACTCCCATGAATAAAAAAAATTAAAGGACTAGATTAATAAACTTGCTGAATAGAAAACTTAACCTCAAATTCATCATATAAGGGCTTTTGGCATTAAGGGCGCCCTCCCCCTATGTTTTTTATTTGGGTTTTCTTTTAATATAACCAAACCATACTGTTCCATTGTTCTCAAAGTTCGAAGAATATTATTAGCTTTTCTTTTATAACTCCATTTCGGTAAATCTCTGGAACAATTTGATAGCTTCTCAAATGCTGTCCAAAGACGTTTCTTTGATGTAGAACCTATAATCTCGTTAGGTTCCATAGCTGTAGATATAGTCAAGTTACTAGTACATAAGGGAAAGCAGTTATTATTTCTTCGATTGGCTTAGCTCTAGCTGTCGTTCTAATCCTGCTATCAAGATTTTAATGCCAAAATCAAACCACGCGTTGTAATCTCCGCTATTGTCGCTAGGATAAGCTTGCATGGTAATCCGCCCATTTTTAACCGAAGTTAAAAGTAGAGGATTAGGCCACTAGAGCCAGTTTTTGCCTTGGAGGTATTCCTCCAATAGCGGTATTAGGTCGTTCATTGTTGTACGTCCATAACCATTGTGTCGCATGGTGTTGTACCTCGGCAATAGATTTAAATAAATATTGGCTAAGCCAATCATAACGAACAGTGCGATTGTAGCGTTCAATATAGGCATTCTGTTGAGGATTACCTGGCTGAATAAAAACCAGCTGTATTTGATTTTTATTAGCCCATTGTCCAAGTAGCTTAGAAATGTATTCAGGACCATTATCGCAACGAATTTGTTGTGGCTTGCCTCGCCATTCAATGATTTGATTGAGGACTCGTACAACCCGCTCTGCTGGCAAAGAAAAATCAACCTCAATGGCAAGACCTTCCCGATTGAAATCATCAATGACATTGAATAAACGGTAAGCGCGGCCATCTTCTAATTGGGCGTGCATAAAATCCATCGACCAACATTCGTTGGTAGCATGGCACAACTAAGGCTTCAGGTTTTTCCCTAATCAACCGTTTCTTTGGTTTGATGCGCATATTGAGTTCTAACTCTCGATAAATACGATAAACGCGCTTGTGATTCCAAATAAATCCTTTCACATTCCGTAAGTATAAAAAACATAAGCCAAAACCCCAATTGCGCTGATTCTGTGTCAGGCGTTCTAGCCAATCCGCTATCCGTGCATTCTCCTCGCTTAATTTAGACTGATAGCGATAACAGGTCTCACTAAGGCTAAAGAGCGAACACGATAAACGGATTGAAATTCCTTTCTCTTTCACCGCCTTTTGCGCCAGTTCACGTCGGCGCGACGGTGTTACCACTTTTTTTCAATGGCCTCTTTAAGAATTTCTGCTTTCAATCGTTCCTCTGCGTACATCTTTTTAAGACGACTATTTTCTGCTTCTAGCTCTTTCAGACGCGACATCATTGATGCGTCCATTCCGCCATATTTAGAACGCCATTTATAAAATAGTGCCGCGCTAATAACGTATTCTCGGCAAATCTCCGAAACAGGTGTACCGCTTTCATATTGTTTTAGTATCGACAGTATTTGGCTGTCTGAATATTTTGATCGTTTCATGCAGAATCTCCTCCAGCATAGGTTATGAGAAAATTCTACTTTTGACACCAGTTATTTTTCGGGGGGATTACCGCATCAAATGAGGAAATTGCGTTATATCTTCAGTGCTGGTCAATGAAAACCTCTCTACTCCTTGTGTTCCGGGTACCATAAATAAAAAAATTCGTTTTTTGTATAAAATGATGTCAAAATTAATATTAATGCTGAGCATTAACATCTAGATCCCGCGAACAGCCATTAAACTCATTATAATCAAGCGATTACAATGAGTTTTTTCGTAGTTTTTGGCTATTTAAAGGTATTTGTTGAGCTTAAATCCGCAGTAGATGAAACCAATGAAGGTACAGATGGCTGGAAGACTGTGTCTCTAGTCACTTGAGATATTTTGTGCTCAACTATTTTTGCATCTACACCGAAAACTTCTTTACAATAGTATGGAACTGCAAATTGATTTCCCCCACCAAGAACGTTTAGACCTTCTTTTTCCTGTGCCGTTTTCACTACCGTTTGGAGTGTGTTTTTTGACGTATCTTTAGTAATTTCGACTGCCATTGGTGTAATAATTATGCAGTTTTTAGGTGTTAAACTACTTAATTCTTCTTTTTTAATGGTACAATTAACAACAAATGTAGTTGATTCAATATCGTCATTAAATTCTTTCGCAGAAAATTTCTTCGGATCATCGTTACCTATAATCCCACTAACATACATAGTTGTGTCAGCACGATTTAAGGCTTTTTCGCAATGAGTTCTTCCTTTCAAGCTAATATTTTCAATGACTATTTCTTCCTCAATTTCTCTTTCTGCCGCCTTTTCGACCGCTAGTGTAGCATAACCGTTGAGATCTGGCCGACCAAAGGAAGATGGTAGCGGTTTTGTTGATTGTATTTTAGAAAGAACATTACCAATGACAAGATCCTTATCATCTATAATCGACTGTAATTGTGCAAATTGTTGCACAGGCATTGTTTTTAAAGTTTCAAGAAAAGCTTCTTTAGTATCAGATTCATCCAAAACAGTTTGTAATATAGTCTGTAGAGACTTATCTAATTCATCTTGTATAGCAACTAATTCCTCACTAATATCTTTTAACTCTACTTTACCAAAACCGAGGTTTAAACCATTTTTTTCTTTTAGCATAACCATTGCCAAGGGCTGACCCGTTTCCGAACTTAACGTCAAGATACCTCCAGCATTTAACATCCTTAGAGAGTGTTTTTCATGATTAGAGTCATATTGTGCTAGTACAGTATGAACACTTTTTATTAAACCTTGTGTCTCTGTTTTCCATGATTCAGGCTTGGTTTTATTAACTTTAAATTTTAAATTGTCTATACTAAAGGCTACAGCCAATCCTGCTTTTTCTAATTCACCAGCTGTTGCAAAGATACCGCTACTACCACCATGGCCATTATCACTTCTAAGTAAAGTCATCACTTATCTCCATTATTTACAAATTTAAACTACTCAATTTTCAATCGCATTATACAAGAAAATTTATTTTGTCCTATCTGATCAAAGTCACTCGGAAGATAGGTGCCCAGCGTAATCAAATGTTTATAAAGTAAAAGTGATATATGGGTTAATGTATTACTTATAACTTCGCCGTAGTTTTTAAGTTGGGTAAATCTGAAATATAAAGAGAGTTCACCGTAAATTTTGACATGACTGGGGTCGCTACTCCTAATATTATCCCTAAGATCGTGCAAACATCGCTCACTGGTTCGGGTACGTCCATATTTACCAAAAAGACCCCCCCCCTCTCTCTTCAAAAAGCCTTGACTCTTCTTTTGATTGAGTCACTCGTTGATAAATTTGTAGAGTTTGGGAGAGATTACAATTTTCTGGCTTATAAATTTCGTTGAATTCTTCTAGCCTGCGTAAGGTAATGGATAAACTTGAATTCATTGTTGGCTTCCATTGCTATTCTTCGGGATAAGTTGGCTATGTTGCTTTGTCTAATCACACGCTACTTTCTTCAGCCAATACAGCAGAAGCTCATCCCTGCTCATCGAATTAATTTTTTTTTGATGCTTGTTTTTCCATTTATCTAATTTTCCTTCTTTGTACCAATTAATAATTTCAGGATGAATATAATTTTTTTGGCAGACATTAGGTGTATGTCCTAAGAGTTTAGCGACTTCTTTTAATACAGGTATAAAAACATCCGCTCGGAGTTTCGTGTTTGAAAATTCCAATAAACGGCAAAAAAATTCACGACTTGCAATCCAAGTTCTAAAATCTTTTGCCGTAAAAGGATAATTTGTTAAGCATTTTAAATAGAAATTGATATCTTGAGAGGTAATGATCTTAAGCCCATTTTCATCTTGATACTTAAATAATTCATACCCAGGAATTTCTTCGCATTTTTTTAATATTCTAATGATTTTTTTATCCCTAAGATTAATGTGCCAAACTTTCGAATTTTTACCGTAAAAATCTAAAACGGCTTGATTTTTTTGTATTATAAGATGCTTTTTTCGCAAGGTGGTTAATCCATAGGTTTTATTTTCTTGCGCATAAATTGTATTTCCAATGCGAATACAGCAGGTATCAAGCAAGTATAATATGGCGCAAATAATTTGATTTTTGCTAAGTAAAGGCGGCTGACTCAGTATTTCATTAATATGATGACGTATTAATGAAATACTCGCGCCAAAATGAATCATCATGTCAAATTTTTGTCTTTGACGGGCCTCTTGCCATAGTGGGTGATAGCGGTATTGTTTTCGATTTCTACTGTCCCTTCCAGTGGCTTGAATATGTCCATTTGCAAAGGGGCATATCCACACTTCCTTGTAAGCAGGAGGAATGACTAATTGTTTGATTCGCTTTAATTCATTTTCATTCCTAACTTGAGTACCATCAGGATAGAAATAGGCAAACCCTTTTCCGCATTTTTTTCTTAATATGCCAGGAAGAGAATCTTGGACATAGCGCAACGAAGATTCTGTAGCAATTTTTTCACACTCTTCTAAAGAATAAAGGGAAATATTCATTGTTTTATTTAAATAATTAAACCTATATTAAATTTATATTAGATTAAAAAACATCGGATTAAGAAATATTAAAAAAAGACAAACTAAGGTATAGTCAAATTCGCCCAATCGTTTTTTTCTAGCTAAAATTAGTAAAGGATCTGGTTTCAGGAGGAAACTATGAAAGCCTTAGTATTTCATCATATAGGTGATATTCGCTTACAGGAAGTTAAGGATCCCACCATTGAAAATAACACGGATGCTATTGTAAAAATTACAACGAGTGCGATTTGCGGAACTGACTTACATTTTGTCAGAGGAACCGTCGGGCCCATGAAACCGGGGACAATTTTAGGCCATGAAGCGGTTGGTACGGTTGCGGAAATTGGCAAGGAAGTGACGAATCTAACTATAGGCGATCGCGTCATTATTCCCTCTACTATTGCTTGTGGCACCTGTGAAATGTGCCATAATGCTCTGTTTTCGCAATGTAATCACGCTAATCCCAATGGACAGTTCTCAGGAACTGCGTTCTATGGAGGCCCAAAAGCAAGTGGTCCCTTTCATGGTTGCCAGGCAGAATATGTAAGAGTTCCGTTCGCACAGCATAACTTAGTAAAAATCGAAGAAAGCATCAGCGATGATCAAGCGATTCTTTTATCCGATATTTTCCCCACTGCTTATTTTGGAGTGGATATTGCCTCGGTGAAACCAGGTAATATTGTCGTTGTGCTTGGTTGCGGACCGGTAGGTCAATTTGTCATTGCTAGTTGCCTTTTGCGCGGCGTTGCCAAAATTATTGCTATTGATGGAATTCCTTCTCGCTTGGAAATGGCCAAAAAACAAGGCGCTGAGATCATTAATTTTACTAAAGAAAATCCTTATAAGTTGATCATGGAATTGACAAAAGGATTATTTGCGGATGTGGTGATTGATGCAGTAGGAATAGATTCTTATTACCCAACAGAAGGCCCTTTGACACGTATTAATAAGCACAAAACCGCATTTCAGCAAGAAGTTGCTGAACTTGTTCCTGTACCAAACAATGAGGGAAAAAACTGGCTTCCAGGCAATGCGCCAAGTTTTGCATTACGTGAATGTGTGGATTTAGTCGCAAAGTGTGGAACGATTTCAATTATTGGAGTGTATGCGGAAGATTTTATGGTATTTCCTATAGGAAAAGCGATGAATAAAAATGTAAAAATAGTCATGGGTAATTGTCCTCATCGAGCGTATATTCCTTTTCTTCTGCAGCAAGTTCAGTCAAAAGTGATTAATCCAGCTAAAATATTAACTCAAAAAATGCCGTTAATTGATGTGGTAAATGCCTATAAGCAATTTGATTTACGTCAAGAAGGCTGGATTAAAGTGGGCTTAAAACCCAACTAATTTTTTTCTGATCAAGAAACAGTCTTATATGAATTCACTGATTTTATAAAGAAGATCTGCCTGGCTGGATGTCTTCTTGATCCTCTATTGCAGAAGCGTCAGCTGCTTTCAAATCAGTTAATTTACTTTTATAAAATTGAGAAATCTTTTTAATTTCGTCGGTTATTTTTTCGGATTCTTTCTCAAAAAAACTACCAATAAAGGGTAAACTCTTAAGGATTGTACGAATTGACTCAACAAAATCTTTACCCGCCATTGTATTTGCGAAAACATCTTGATTTGACTCAAATTTGTCTTGAAAATTCTTTAAGGCAATGTTTGGGTCCTTATTCTTTAATGTTTCAACCATTTCTTTTACAGCAATTTGTTGCAGTTTTATAGCCTCTTTTTCCTCCCCTTCTGCATTATGGCCTTCGTAAGCAAGAGCAGCACTGAACGTATTGCATTGAGTGCGCAACTCATCGATGAGAGGAAATTTGATCATTTGTTGAAGAAAATTTTTAATTAACTCATCACATCGTGAATTAGGAATGACATGGGCTAAGCTTGATTTAGAAAAAATTTCATGCCGAGCTTGTTCGAGATCAGCATAAGTTATTTGGTTGTCGTTGCTTAATTTATCAGCTAAGACGTTTAAATGTTTTGCAGCAGCATTAATCCAATCAATCTCAGGCCTATACTGACGATAATCCGCTTCAAAAAAACGGATACACAGCTCGTTAAGGATTTTTTTTATATCCCGTGCTTCATCCGGAAATTTTGCCTCTAGCGTTTTCAGTTTTTGATTAAGATTAACTAAATCTTGATTTCTTTTACCGGGACTAGCGTCCAGTACAGATTTGATGATATTTTCTGGATGAAATGGGTGCGCTTTACCCACCATCAAAGGGTGAGTGTCAGCCAATTGAATAAGGCCTAGATACTCCTCTAAATCCCCTTTACTATTCACATCAAATGCTTTCAGCTGGTTATTGCCTTGTTTTTTGACGTCATTAACTTGTTTTAACTGATCATCAAATAACACGCCTATGGCTTCTTCAGGATATTCTTGAATAAGTTCCTGCATTTTCTTTCCTTTTAACCCTGCCGGCGAGCGAGCAATTGCTTTAACATTGATGTCGTGTTCCTTTAAATAATCAACAATATCTTGCGTAGGTTTTGTACCTATGTTTAGGTTTCTTAAAGCAATTTCAATGGGCGCTGGTCGTGCCGTCAAAATAATAATGTCATAACCGGCTTCTTGAGCGGCACGAATATATTGAATAAGAGTTTGTCTGACATGACTCTGTTCATTCATCAAACCATAACCAAAATTTTTATCTATTTTTTCCACCAGTCCAGTGCCATCGATATCGATAGCAACAAAGCCTTTTTTGGACTTAGCACTTTCAATCTTATCTGTTGCCATAGAACCACTTTGTTGGCGGTATATTTGTTAGTTTAGTACAGAAGGATTAGGCATGGCTGGAACCTTTTGCATGCTTTAGCATGGAATATTAGAAGCGTTTATTGACTTTTTTGCTATATTAGAATTTAAGTGACTTATTCCTATAGAATAAATGGTCTTTGCATTTAATTTATTTCTACTCATTGCTGATCAATTTATGCTGTTTCTTATCAACCTAATGGTGGCAAGAAACGCGGGAACTTCAGCTTTTGGGGATTTTACAGTCGCAGTAAAAGCGTTATTTTTAATCGGTACTTTAATGACAATGGGGCTTGATTCGATTATTGCGCATTTTATACCTAAATATTACATCAAAAAAAAACATAATGAAATTCATGCCTTGGCTTTGTCAATTCGAGAATTTTTGCAACCTATCTACCTGTCATTTCTCGTGGGTAGTTTACTTTTAAGTGCAGCCATTATTGCACTGGGGCATTCTATTGACGATATACAACATTCTAATAAGAGTCACCTCCTAACTTTGTTTGTTTGGGGCGCTATCATTGTATCGATTTACAATATTTATCTCCAACTGTTTCGAGCAGTTGGTTTTATGCGCACGGCAGTCATTTTGAATATGCTACAGACCGTATTTTATTTTCTGCTTACCTTGTTTACTTATTTTTACTTTAATGACATTTTATTTCACAATAACGCGCAATATTTTGCGCATATTATGTTGATTTCTCTTATCCTAAGCTATGTGGTTATAGGGATATTATTTATTGCCATTCATCGTAAAACCAAACTGAAATTGACTGTTACAGAAAAAAATGTGCTCCAAGTTAAATCTTCAGCTTGGAAGAAGAAAATATTCGGTTATACCATTCAAAATCTGGATCGTTATGCTTTCACAGTCACCCCTTTACTGATTACTGAATGGCTCGGAAATGACCCTTACGAAGTGGGGATGTTTGCAGCGGTAATCACAATTATTTCCCTGGGATTTACCGCATTAAGCCCCATTGGTATCTTAATAAAGCCTGAAATTTCTGGCTCTTTTGCACACGGTAAAACATTTTTATTCAATACCACCAAAAAATACATCCTTATTGGTTTGACCATTGCGGTTTTTATCTCTTTAATTATCGGTATTTTTGCCGAATACCTTTTATATTTATTCAAATCGAATTTTATTGAAGTACTCCCCTATGTGTATATCTCATTGATTAATCTTATTTGCTATTCAGTATCCATGCCTCTAACACTAATGATTCAATACTCGCAGGAAGGAAGTAAAATTGGGGCGCAGTTTACTGTTTATCTTCTCTTGGCCCAGATTGTTGCTTGTGTGATTTTCATTTCGTGGTTGGGTTTATTGGGGACAATGATTTGCTACGTCGGAGTTAACCTCGTTTATCTCATAACAGCCTTTATCATTGCTTATAAGGTTTATCACAATGAGCCGTTTGAATCTCATGAAATAGTCTAG